ACAAGCACCATATAATCCATCATTCCAATCAGTCGCCCCCCTTTCAATCATTAACATTGCAAGAGAACGATGCCCTCCCTGACAAGCACCATATAATCCTTTACAAATTCCAGAGCAAGTCCATTATTTGATACGGCTTTCAAACAAAGTTCTGGCGTCTGTTCCTTTACAAATTCCAGAGCAAGTCCATTAAATTCAACTGCTTTTAAGCACATTTCTTGTTCCATTTTGGTAATCTATGATGTAATATATATAAAAATCATTTTTCCGAGGGAAAGTCCCTCGGAAAGATACCACTTATTCATTATCATCTGCTTTCGGATTTACTAACATATCAATCCGTTCCAAAGTGTTCTTTGACTTGTCTACTTTTCCATTCTTCATAACGGTAATGGTTGGTTTGAGAATCTTCAACGCCGTGTATTTAAAGTCGGCGTCTCCGTTATTTTCAATAGTATTAAACCATATCATCGGACATTTTCCTGTGCACTCTTTTACTCGACTTCATATACACTGCCATGCCTATAACGGCAAGGATTAACAAGATAACAAGTCCATACACACCAGTACATGAGCTTGTGTTTCTCGAACATCTCGTTGTAATCTCTCCTTCATACGCTAATGATTCTGTGTAGACCGAGTATACACATTTATCTCCCAAGTGTTCCTTTAGTTGATACACATAATGGTGTGTCATGGCGTAGACGTTGTTCACAAAGCAAGCCAAGATAATTAGTCGATTCATTTTCAGGGTATAAAGATACCCTGAAAATTTCAAAAAATCATTTTTATAAGGACAGTTATCCTTATAAAACCATTTATGTTCTCCAATCAACCGCTCCGAGATGTTTCTCTTCCAACAATACATTCACAACGTTGAAACATTTAGAACCTAAAAATGCCGGAACAAATGTAGTAGATGCTTTATAAGCAAATAATGGAGATGGATGTGATGTTTTAACGACAGTATGACCTCGTGTTGTGTGGTTCCGAATAGACGGCTCAAATGACTGGGCATCCTTTCCAAACAAGAGAAACACTACATCTTGACAGTTTCGTAAGACGTAATTCATCCACATACAGGTGAATGGAATCCACAACTTGGAATGAGATCCAGCAAGTCCTTCCTTCACAGATAACGATGTATTACACAGAAACACTCCTTGCCTTATCCACGAGTCTAGATCGGAACTAGTCATTTCGAACCCGCACTTTTTTACTTCTTCCATGATATTTCTAAGGGATGGATTGATTTGCCGGATGGTTGGGGAAACAGAAAAGGCTACTCCATTTGCCGCTCCGTTATTGGTATGATATGGGTCTTGACCCAGAATAACTACCTTGATTTTATCTAATGGAACAGAGAAAAAGATGCGAAACATGTTGGAGATGGATGGAAAGACATTGATGTTATTCGTTTTGTTAGCCTGAATCTCTTTGGAAGCAGTATCGATACACGCCTTTACATCACGTAGAGAGAAAAATGTCTGCCATCCACTCGGAGCATTAGAAGATATAAATTCCGACAGTGTCATGTCATCATAACATCTATCAATAAAGTTCAAATCTACTAAAGAAGATGGGGAAGAACAAAAAGATGGAATAGTTATTTCTTTACATGGTGTGAGGGACAATGGTGCTACTCCGTTCGCCACTACAAATCTATATGGTTTGTTGTAATATTCCGACGACTTTTTCTCGTTCAATCCGATTCTTGTTCCACAATAAATAGTAGAATTTACGGCATCAAAAGGGACGAGTTTCAATGCACCGTCCATGGCGTTCAATACATTTCCTTTGGTGAGGTCAGGGATACTCGACTTTTTTAATTGTTTTAGAATGAAATCCACGACATTATGTGGCTCGGAAATTACAGACTTGTCATTTGATATTGACCGGATCAATACCCCGAAACTTCTATCATCATATTCATGTGTTTTCCCAAGAGTGAATTGTAATCCCTTGTTTGTACCAGTCTTGTATGTGTCGTTTGAATATCGATGAAAGTACCACGACATCCAAGTTTTCTGATCAAGGTGTTGTTGTATATATGGGTCTTGATGAGTCTTGTCCTGACAGTATATTTCTACTTCTGTAATATTGTATGGTATGTTGTCAATTATCAGCCGGTTCTTGGTCATCAACCAAGAGGCAATAGAAGTAAAATCATGAGAATTAACGCGTTCTTTCAGAAAGGTTTCCATGGTGTTTCAAAGGTATTTTTCCCTGATGATGTCTCGATAAATCATTTTTTCCTTTACACATTCGTTCGATCGTCCTCACGGTTATTCCAGTATAAGTATACCATACTGCCTCATGAACTTTCGGAATCGTTCCAGAGGAGGTCGGTCGATAAAGAATCTTCGAAGATGTAGATATTGATCATCAAAGAAACAAAATTGCTCCATAAAATGGCTCCTTAATTCAAACGGAATATTGTTTAGGTATTCGAAACATTCAGGTGTACGCCACGTCTGTTCGATGACTAACTCTCTGGCTCTCTCTATAGTGGGTAGGTGTGCCAGTAAAATGAATTTATATGTTTTTTTAGTTCCTTTGTGATCAGCACTCTCTCCACAGCTCTGAACATGATAGGGGACTAATTTCCAAACGTCAGACATTATTATATACTATAGAACTTTAGATAATATTATTGGATGGGAAAGATGTCTTTCTAACCTACCTCCTCCTCCTCCCAATATAAATATTATAGCCATCTTATAACATTACAAAAACTTTTTTGGTTCAACATGTGTTTTATAAACTATTTAAAGAGATGACACGAGACAAAGATCGAGAGCATCAATTCTTTGAAGGGCAGTACTCGAAAATCATATTGGTGACATTTATTCTTACGAGTTTAAAGGAATTCTTCCGTAATAATGATACGAGAGGAAATGTGATTGCCTTGGAGACAACCATGGGTAAAAAGATTTTAACATGTGCCTTGAAAAATTCTAATTCTCTCTTGTCTTCTGGTATAATTGGTACTTGTGGTTTGTTGACTCGGGAAACTAACTTTAACTCTGGGTGCATAATTTGAGGCTCTGGCCCCAGATAATACGGATACATATACGTATAGTAAATGATAAACATCGAACGAATGTGAGGAATATGAGGACGAAGGAATATGAGGACGAATAAGATCGGGTTGTTCTCTATACACAATGAAATTTCAAAATATCATTTTTTATATCGAGGGAATTCTGAGGACAAATTTCTCTACATTGGATGAGCAATCTCCGCGACACAATACAAGTTGGGAATCGATTTCCAGTTCAGGAGACACTTGAGAGAAATAATCTTCTGGTCGGGGAAACGATGCTCTCATAACATTTTGCAAGTTAGGGATATAAAAATGGGAAAATGGAACATTCCCTGCTCTAATAATTCTCACAATAAAAGATAAACAGTCGATAAAATTGTCAAAAATCTTTGTACATGGATCTGAGATAACCAATGTATCGTGTTCAAACTTCTGTGATAGTAAATGTTGTTTAACAAGGCTCACATTATGAAGCCGTAATTCTTTTAGTTTATTCAATAGAGTTTCACTCGGGACTTGGATATGTAGTTCCGACAGGTAAATCAGTCCTTCGACCCTCGGAAAGAGAGAATAATGTTCCAAGATCTTGTATTTTTCTTTTAAAATATATGGAAGACGAGACTCCCATTCATGATTTGTCATCATCATTTTCATTGTCTTGAAGCTCTGTTCCTTGTTCGTCAAGTCCAGTTTTACATATGACAATGGGTTGAGAAACGTTTCGATATTACTACACCCCCAATAGAAGCACAATGTTTCCCCCAATATCGCATCAATAATCTTCTCTGTAAAGTAATTATCCATCGAACAATTTTCGGCAATGAATGTATACTTGTAAGGAACAATTCCATCATCCTTGTTATGATGGGGAAGTTCCCCTCTATAATTTCTAAACTGGAAATTATTATTCTTTCCAAAGATATCAACAGGCACATCTGGGTCATTTTGTTCCTCAATGTATTTCAGGAAATCAATTCGTAGTTTATGACCTTCCATATTATACAAGGAGGACATGACTGACGAGAGGCGATTGTGAGTTTTAACGACATGATTTGTCTTTAGCTCCGACATGGTTTTCCCCAGATGCCACTCGCTATTATTTCTATGGGTCTCGAGGTCGAGGAAAAACATGAATTCAGACTTGTGCAGAAACCAATCATTCCAGTAAGGAGTAGTTCCTGTATCGGGTTCCATTCGAAATACTATCGTTTTCTTGGGGTCGTAATAAACATGACTTGGTGGTTTATTAATGATGACATAATAATCGGCAGTGAGTGTATCAGATACGAATGTCAGATTGTTCCATTTCAAGTTTCCCTGAGACATTTTGTTCCAGCATTTACACAACTCTTCTCCGCATATCCAGTTGCACATTAACTTGACCGTTAGGTTCTTTGGTGTGTCTGAAACTTGCCGTGCTATTGTTTGATTAAGAAACGGAAATGCCGATGTAAAATGGTAAAAAAGTGGCTGGATTGTCGGCATGTGTTCTTCAGGAACTCCTATCCATATTTGAGTGGATTGTGTATGAGAAATCGAGATGAATGAATATCTAAATGAAAACAACCTTGTTCCAAAGGAAAAGAGTTCGGTATATGGAATGTTATCAAAGACACAGATAAGAAAGGGTCTATCTATGTATATATTGTCTGGTATTGTGGTGGTCGTGAGATATACCGTATTAAGTCCGGAAGAGTGAGGTGAAAATCCCGGAGGGGTTTTATGATGTTTTGTATTCATTAGTCTCTCTATGTTGGAGATCGTTAAAGAAATCATTTGATCCATTTTATAACTTGTATAAACAGTCATGTCTTTAATCATTTTTTAATGAATGAAAATTATGTATTGGTACACATAATTTTCTCAGAAGAATTACGCGATCATCAACGAACTAACAACATCTTCTGCCACGTTGTCCCCATTGTAAGCATCATATTCCGTCACATCGATATACGTCATCTTTCTCCCAAATATCTTTTTAGTCTTGTACTCAATCTTCATGTATTTTCCAAAGAGGTAATCGCTACCGTACTGAATTAAATTATCGAATTCTTCCTCGTTAAATTCGGGGACAGCAATGTCGGGATATATCTGAAAAATCGTGGCAAGCTTTGCTCTCTTCCATAGCTCCAGCATTAACGTGCGTCGGTCAATACCATCGATGATTATTTGCTTGGACATTATATGTATTCTTCTTTACTTTAATATGGTTTATGGTCAGTACTTCTTCCCATCTCCTCCTCATCCTCATACAGATAGACTCTTGACAAACAACTCACCCAAGAGTTTCAAAGACTCTTTATTGGTACACGAAGAGATTACTTTTTGAATCAAGGGAATGACATCAATGTGTAATCCTGTTGTATTGGTGGTTCCCTTTAAAAGAAACTCTATGTATTCTACAAAGAGATGAATGACTGACTGATGATACTTGAGGTTCTTGGCATCTTGTAAATACTGTGTCCAGTATTTTGACGAGGTGGTCATCCCCAAAAAGGAAAAGTATAAATAAAAGAACTTCTTCTTGACCTCATTGGTGTTGGCATTCTTGTCTGGATATCGAAGTTCCAACAGAGATATAAACGGAGGAAAGCATATATAATCCAAGTCCTTTTCTAGGCATTGCTTTATGAACAGTTTGGATTCAAACATGTCAGCATCCATGAGAAGAGATTCTGATAGAATTTTACACATGTATTCTTCTGTAAAGTGATTTGGATGTGCCCTAAATATACGCATGATAGCTTTACTACTGTGATTGAATATAGTATCATCTGAATCCCTACACCACGACCTCGGTAAACAATTGTGCTGTTTTAAAATAGCTTGTGCTTTTTCAAGTAGTTCCATTGCCCGATCAATGTTCTTATAGACTCCAACTCCGGACTCGAAATATAGAGCTTCTTTTATGTATAAAAAATACAAGTGTTTTAATTGTTTGTGTGAACGGTCTTTTGCCTCTTCGAGTTCTATACGTTGTCTCTGAATATCACAGTATTGTTTTCTTTCCGATACAGTCTTTTCCGTTAATGTCTCGGAAAATATCTTGACTTTTTCGAGGATACTGTGGTTCTTGTTGAGAAACTCACATATAGTCTGTTCAAGTTCGTGTTCTAGCATCGACGATTCATCTGGTGTTAGTACCCAGTCAGATAAGAGTGTGGTAATTGGTGATATTTTTTTCTGAACGAGTTGTGTTAGACATGACTCAGGAACGAGCAGGGAATTCAGAATCGAATTTATAGAGGATGCCATTGTGTTTCTAATATGATAAATCTCTAAAAATCATTTTTCACGGGACTTGTATCCCGTGAAAAGTTTTTCTTTTAGGTTCGGTTTTGTTGAAGATATAGTTCGTAGGCTACTTGTCGTTGTACATCTGCTTGTTTGCATGCCTCATTCAGTTCTCGAATATAACGTTGCTCTTCACTTTCCTCATCATCGCTATCAGTGTCCTCTTCACTTTCAGTCTTTTTCTCTTTCTTCTCCTCCGTTCCATCGTCCTCATCATCAGTTAGTTCCTCATTCTCTTGCTCGTCCTCATCATAATCTTCCTCACTATCGTAATCACATCCATATCCCCTTCCCTCGCAATCCAGACCCTCTGAAATAATTTCTTTCAGTGCCAAGAGTTCCATTGCGCTGAATGATTTCATCAAGGCTAATACTTTTGTTTGTGCCACTTTTCTCTCTTCCTTATTCTCTTCCCTTGTCTTCTCATCACAGTTGGGACAACTTGCAAGGCAGAAATCCGCATCACAATTATCCTGCACTCGTTCATATTTTTTCACTGCTTGTCGGCAATGTCTGGAACGACATACAATACTATCGCATGCTTTACAGTATGCTGCCTGAACAGTATCCGAAAAGGTCTTGCCACACACACAACAATCTTCATAACCCATGTTTGCTCGATAGATCAATAGTGAAATGAGCCCTATAAAACTGGGAAAAATCATTTTTTTTAGGCATTCTTCCCGCTAACCCAAAAATGATTTGTGTTTGTGTCGTTATCCAAGACAAAGATGGGTAATTGTTGTTCAGATTCAGACTTGCATTTACGGTGCAATCATTGCTCTGAACTATTAGATCAAGACGATAGTTCGTGGTGTAATTTATGTCAGAGATGGACGTGTGAAAATTGTATGTTGTACTGCTTCAAGTGTTGCCGACTCATATGCCCACAACATAAAAATCCCAAGAACAATTACTGTTATCTGTGTACGAACGAATAAAGATTTTTATAATACCTAGAAACAGGTACCAATCATCGTAGTTCATGATACAGAACAACCTAGGAATAGAATTAATGACAATCAAGATTATTATTCCATTACATACAACAAGACTACCCCATGGACGACTGTCTTTACATCTGATCAGAATTTAGCCTATTACTTGTCTCAAGATTTATCATGATACAATCCAGACAATATCTGTTCATAGTCTCTCATAAACTCTTTGGGGTTCATGTATGTAAGGAACTTTCCCCGAATAATGTCTCTGTTCTTCTCTTCTTTTTCATTGTATTCTTCGGTAGTTTTTTCCTTTTGAATTTTACGGATTTCATTGGAGATTTTCTTCTCGTAGTCTTCTTCGGATTTACAAACATATTTCTTCCCATCTTCTTGTAATACATGAAGCATTAAACTACTACTTACATTCGAGACATGGCGATGTTTCTTTGGATTGTAAATTGTAAAGGTAGGTAATCCCATGAGAAGGTTGCTACACGTGGTTGTGGTTCCTGAATAGGGGAATGTATCGATACAGAAATCCATGTCTTGAAATTGTTTCAGATATCCGTCCAACGTCACTTGGAATGGAAGAAATCTCAATTGATTCTTGGGGAAATCTTCATATACTTTTCTCTGATAATCATTGTCAAGTTTTACGTATAAAACTGCCTTGGGATTGTTCTTTAAAATACGTTTCCAGATAGTTCTCATGGTGGGATTTTGTTTCACCATCTTGTTGAATACACCTATATGAACTTCAGATGTATCATTGTTATAGGATGCTGAAGGAAGAGGAACATTTTCAAATAGTTTATAACAGATAAATGCCCGAGGAAGTCGAATTAATGTTTCAGAATAATATTGCTTGGTATCTTCAGGGTCGCATATCTTGTCGGTAAGGCGGTATTTCAGGAACGAAGACCCTGTTGTATTTGGATACCCAAGATATGTAAGAGTGATAATATTGCTTGGTAGATACGAAAACAAACTCATACGTCCTCCATGAGCATGTCCCTCCAAGTCAATCAAGATATCAATCTCTTGTTTTATAATGAGACTAGCTGTATCGGAATCCCCCATATAATGAACATCAAACCACTGGTGTTGTGGAACCCATGACCTGAAAATCTCTGTAAATTCATCCTTGCTTTTATTGTTGTAAAACACATAGACCTCAAACTTGTCCTTGTCGAAATGCTTCAATAGGGGACCACAGAACAATCCCACGGCATTCTTGTTTAGATCGGCTGTAAAGTATCCAACACGAATTTTACTGTGAGGAGAATATACATTCGGTTCATATACATTCGGTTCAAAATGATATACAGTATCACATTGTTTATAAACAGAGTCTATATTTTTTGGTAGATTATAAACATAGTCTAAGCTCACCAGTTTGCTCTGATAAAGAGTCTTGTCGAGTTGGGAAATTCCAGTCTGTTCATTCTCCAATAGAGAGAGATCCGAGCGAATATGAGAAGCAGGAGGATCAAGACCCTTGGAGAAGTATTCACATGCCACCTCGTCGTCTATATTACCATAATATGCCCCTAAACATTGGTGTAAATTTTTCCAAGACATTAGATGGTATCCAGTCCATTTTGGAATGCCTGTGAGGATGGTATAGAGAACATCATAGACCTGCTTTTCCTCCTTGCGTTTCTGTAGCTTGTTATACGCCATGCTCAGAATCGCTCCAATCTCAATCATCTGTTCGTTGGTAATTGATTTTTTGGATTTTCCAAAATAAGGAACTAGGAGTTTAACGGCTCCTTCTATATTATTGTTTTGGAAATAATGTTTCGCCAAGTTCATAGGTGAGGCCACGAATGAAGGATTTAAACTCATAGACTCTCGGTAAGCTTCTTCCGACTCGTCTTCTCGTCTAACTGTTGAGTAATATACTCCTTTGTAATGCTCCAAAATATTACTTTTAGGATACTGGGCTTTTCCATATTCCAAAATCTGGTTGACTTTCGAGTCTGAGTGAATAGGAACTTTCTTACATATTTTATTTTGTTGGACACGAATAGTTAATTCTTGGAGAGACTTATACAAGAGAGTAATGATATCATTCTCTGATTTTATGGTTGAAAAATCAACGGGTTCTTCCTTGGGTATGGGTTCTGGTATGGGTTTGGGTTCTTCCTTGGGTATGGGTTTGGGTATGGGTTTGGGTTCTTCCTTGGGTTGTTCCATAAAAGGATTGCTACTACATCTTGGAATAATGCCTGAAAGATTGACTGGCTTTTTATCCAACAAAGATATCGAGAACATTTATTTATACTATTATTTTTTTAAGTGTTTAAATGAGTACAATTTAAACACTTAGACAAAGTTGGAAATTGTCTGGGACGATCCTGAGAAGATAAACTCACAGAAATCATAGAAAGATACGGGATGATTTACATACTGAATAGCAATGGCATACATGTTGTCTAGGTGCTCCCGATATACATCTACCCATTCCAGAAATTTTTGTTCTTGGGCTCTCTCTTCCTGTATACGAACGAGATCTGAAACGTTTACCATCTTCTTATTGTTATTCTTAAAAATATGTTTTTAAATGATATTTGTCTGGGGAAAAATGATTTTCCCCTAAAATGTATGGGGAAAACATTACAAAAATGTCTAATCCTAAACAACCAAATGCTCTCAAACAAGTTCTTTTGGACACACAAATAAGTTCTGATATCATTAATCATGTTCTTCTCCCATATGTGAGTACCATTACCACATCAAATGGAGCGAAACATTTTGGAGAAATTTCAAGTGATTTTCTCGGGAATATTAATGACTTACATTCTCTTTTGGAAACACTTGCCACAGACAACTCATTGTCTATAGAGTGCGAAGATCGTTTGGATTACGAGTATACCGGAAACACGAATGACGATACGTGGAAGGTAAGGTCGAAAGATGAAGATTGGGGAGGATTAGAGAGGAACGCTATTGCCATTTTACAATTATTGCACAAGTTCAACGAGGAGCATGGGAACAACTCACGTTATTCTTTATATATTGATTACAGTTTAAGTGATTCTATACTCGTAAGTTTCAAGATATGTTTTGATCATAACATTCCAGTGCATTTAGTATCTACAAAAGAGTATGACACACTACGAACTTCCATCTTTAAGGCTTCTGAGAATACCACCCATGATGAGATGTGTTGTGAGTTTCTTCCGACAACATATCCGTACAGAGTTCTGTTGTCAGAGTATTATAATCAAGGAGGAGATAGTGCATACAATTTATACATTGAAATGTCTCCAGACCATCCACTCTTACAGTTATAAAAAAATGAACTTTAAAGTATTGAATCTATAATGTATAAAAATGCCGAAACGAAAAGCTTGTTTTGACCGCATGGATGAAGAAGAATGGAAGGATGAGGCGGATGATGATGCCGAGTGTAGCGAGGCAGATGAGACTGAGGAGGATGAAAATGATTGGAAAAATAAGACAGATTGGACTCTGAAAGAAGAGGCTAAATTAGATGACAAGGGAGAGGCTCATGATGAGGAAGAAAAAGAGGATGACGAGCGAGTGCGAAGCACGGAGAAAGAGACAGATGAGCGAGTGGAACACGATTTAGAAGAAGAGTTTGACGAGGATGGAATGTCTAAAGATGACAAGGAGGTTATGAATACCCCGAAAGAGACATTAAAGCCCCGTCCTCGTGTATCGTATCTTTCAGAAGAAACAACCGTGTCTGTTCCCGAACAATATCAAGAGGAATGGAAAATCTTACAATCATTTCTTGCCAGTGAGGAACCTACCTTGGAAAAAATCTTATCAGCCAAGTTGGACAGAAAAGAAAAGGCAAAACTCTATCGAATGTTTCAGCGGTTTCAAACGTCGGAATCTCAGGAAGAGCAGGACAATATGCGAAAGGAAATCAATGAATCATTATCGAAGCAATCTGATGACCTTGTAGAGACGGAAAAGTATGAAGAAATGGAAAAAAAGTTATTGACGATTGGTAAGAGGACTGGAAATATGAAACTTAAAATTCTTAATCTACCCATTCCTGATGTCGAGAAGAGTATCTTGTATCAACGATACCTACGACTGGAAAATTGCCCACCATTAGATTCGGAAAAGGGAAAACTCACCGAATGGATGTATTATGCTCTTCAGATACCACGGACTCTTCACCCAACATTCGAGACATTGGTTCAAGAGAAAAAATACTCTGAAATTCTATCCAAGGCGAAACAAGCCATGGATAAGAAAATGTTTGGAATGGATGCTGTGAAGGAACAGATTCTCATTTCATTCTTTGATATGATTACCCATCCAGAAAGTAGTGGTCATGCGATGGGTATTGTTGGGCCTGCTGGAACGGGAAAAACACAATTAGTAAGGGCACTGTCCGAAGCATTATCTCTTCCATTTGAACAGATTTCATTGGGAGGAATTAACGACGCAAGTTTCATAGACGGCAGCAGTATCGTTTGGGAAGGAAGTCAGCCTGGTATTATTGTCAAAAAACTCATCAAGATGGGACACAAGAATGGAATACTCTTCTTTGATGAGATTGACAAGTTGGCTGGAACGGAACACGGAAAGGAAGTTAGTAACGTTCTTTTACACATTACAGACTTTACCCAGAATAATAAATTTACAGACAAGTATCTCGGAGAGTTGGACATTGATCTATCGCATGTATTTTTTGTATTTAGTATGAATGATGCCTCTCTTCTTGACCCTATTTTAAAGGATAGGATTCCCCTGATTTATACTCCCGGATATTCCTTGGATCAAAAGGTCAAGATTGTTCAGAACTATATCTTGCCAGAAGAACTAGCCACCCGTGAGTTTTCCAAAGATGACATTACCATTCCTGACTCTGTGGTTCAATACATTATTTCCAAACACCATATTGAACGACAGGAAGGTGTCCGTGAATTGAAAGAGTTGATATCAGACTTGGTCAAGAAGATTAACCTCCAAAGAATGTGCGGGGCAACTCCGGCAAAGAAAAAGAGAAAAACGAGTGGATACGAGGGAAAAGAGATGTCCTTTTCCTTTAGTTCATCTTCAGTTTCCTTTCCCCTTACTTTGACTCAAAAACATATTGATGTATTTCTTCCATTAAAAAAATGAAAAAGAAAGCAATAAGATCTAGAAAGAAAAATGGAGCCACTTACTCTCGCTGTATTGTGTCTCATTGCATCAGGATCTTCTTTGATTTTAGGCTTGTCTTCTGTCCATAACGCCGTGTCATCGAGAAAGAAATATCAAGAGAGAATTCTAACCAAGTATCGGAACCAATCTTGGTGATATAAATAGATTTTTGTGGGGAAAATTCCCACAAAAATAATCATCTTACTTATTTCTCATAGGTTCTTCTTCAATCAAAATAGAGGGATGTTCTCGTAGATTTCCGCTCGGAATGGATACGAGAGGTTTACCGAACATTTTTGGGTCTAATTGACAGACACCTCCCTCACATTTTGTATACATTGTTTTTTCTACTACTTTTTCTTCTGGTTTTTCCTCTTCCTTTAATGTCTCTAGTTCTTCTTTCAAATCATTTTCCAAGTCTTCATCTTCTTTAGAGACTTCTTCCCTGACAACCTTTTCTTCTTGAATGGTAGGAAGAATATTTCTTTGTGGTGGCTGTTGAGGTCGTCCTGCAAAGAATAAATCATGAGGGGTCGATAACTTTGGAGCCAAAGATACATCCGACATTCTCTTATTCAATGAGCCAATCGACTCGGACATGCGATTCACGGCAGTATATAAAACTTCCACATGCTTTTTGGTCTGTTTCTCGAGAGCATCAATGCGTTGTTCCGATACAGCTGAAACACATCCAAGACCATCTCCGGACTTCTTTTCCAACTCTTCGATTCGTTTCTTGGCATCAGCCAGCAGGGTTTTCAACTCATCGACTTCCTTTCTTAATGAACTAACTTTTGTGTAGAAAAATATAGATAGTCCTACTATAACAACAATCTCGGCAGTGATATGAATCATAGTGGTAGGGGAGATTGGGAATCCTGTGGATAATAACTTGGGTGGCACGTCCATTTTATAATTCTGGAATATGTTTTTAACTGTTGAAATATAAAATTTCTTTCTTCATTTTATTGACTTATATAAAAGAATATTTGTTATAGTAATGTTCCTGTTGGTATCGTTTGTTATCGGTATATTAATGTCGGGACTGTCTTTCATGTGTTGTTCCAAAGAGAGAAGAGACAAGGCAAGTATGGCGTGTAAGGCAGTGGTAAGTATTTCCAAGGCAAAAACATTAGACGCCATGTACGGGGCAAGACCTCTTCAGATTAATCCGACGGGGAAAAATAATGTATATGAGGTTTCCTTCTACTATAATTGTTCCCTATACAAGATACCACTTGTTATCAAGAGGGGGCCGAAAATGATACCATCCATTCAAGACAAAAACGGAAACGATATTACAGATAAACTAATGCCTTATCTGGGCCCCAATTTAGATTTTTATGGAATGAATATTACCCCAGAATTACTGGGCTATTTTGACGGATTAATTGTAGATGGAAATCTAGTCGAGATGAATGAGAGGGTGATAAGCATAGTGTAAAAATAAAAATTAGCCATTATCGGGTATTAAAGACATACTGGTATCAATAATGGCTAACAAAACTCTCTATCGTAAAATCCAAGATCAGATCCGCATGAACCTCATTCAGATGAAGCAGTTGGAGATTGAGATTATCAAACTCAAAACCGATGCACTGGAACATCAGTTGGAAGAAATGAAGACCAAGGACGGAAAGACTGTTCATTTTGAGGAAAAAGATACTGAAGAGCCGGAAATTAAAGTGAATGAAGAGGAAAAGAAAAAGATAATGGCTGAAAGGAGTCTTCCAGGTATCCCATACAATTTAACATTGGGGGATGATTATGCGGTTGGATTGTTTCCGTATAAGAAGCCAGTGAAATGGAATGAAGCAGATGACGAAGAGAAAGAACTCGAAAAGTTGAAACGGTTGGGGGACAATTATATCTTACCAAAGAAGATTACGAGAGCCCAAATAAAAGAAATTAGTATAAATGCGGAAAAGCGATTGATGGACGAGGATGAGCAAGTTCCTAACCCTATTGCTACACGAGCCCAAAAGCAATCTCAAGATGTGATAGAACTATGGAGGGACGAAGAGACAGATGTAAAGAAACCGGATCCAAGCCATGCTATAAACTCAGTTCCTTATAATTTGTACAACTCAAAAGAGGATGAATACGCCACCAATAATGAGGTTCTTGAACTGGGTAATCTAATGAAAAGTCAAGACAAGCCGATTTTCCCATGCCCAATCTCATCTATTACTCCGGCCCAAATTAAAGAGATTCACGACTACGATAATAGGAACAAAGATGTTCAAGTTTTTCTTAACTATTAAACAGTCCAGATATGACTTATAGACTTATGTCTATAAACTTGTCTCTCTAAAACAACTCTTCTATCAAGTCCAATACAGGGTCAATCCTCTCCATGGAACCTTCCGGATAAATAAAGTCCATGGGAAGGATTTTACTCGGAGAATATTTCGTGCTTAGAATTCCCAAGTGCTGGTAAATGGTAGCCACAAATTGAGAACAAAATAAAGATTCCTTTTTAGAGCATTTCCACATACATGGAAGGCATGATGATACCAATTCTGCTGGGTCGCTATCAAATGATGTCTGGAAATAATCGGAATAGAGTTTCCTCAACATTGTTCTTATCTTTTCCGGATTAGTTAGAAAGGGATTGTTCTTTAATTGACCCCACCCCATCTTGTGTCCTGACTGATATTTCATGGCGATAACATCATCCAACTTTTGTATTTGAACTCCAAACTCTACATGATGAGTGTCGGCATCGGGACCACTGAAAAACCCAGAATGCCACACATATAGAGTATCATTGGGATCATTATTTGGAAACACAAACTTTACACAGTCTTTCCGAGTAATGATTCCCACATGAGAATAGATACAAGTATGCCCGTTAATACATGATTCAATCCCCGTAATAACTTTTGAGAATGGATTATGACCTCCTCCAAAGAAGACCAAATCCCCTACATGAAATTGCTTCTTGTAATCTGCTGGGTCGAAACTAGACGTTAGAGAGTAATGGTTCCCCATCTTGTGATTTTATATACAGACAATATAAAATCAATTTTACTTCATTAATCGTTTACATAGGTCTTGTTTGGTTCCACTAGTGTTTAGTTTTTTCTCCGAGCACATTTTAATCAGTTGCGCTTTCTTGTACGACATACATTTGGACTTGGACATCTTCTTGGGACTCTTCTTGACAGGCTTTTTAGGACTCTTCTTAGGCTTCTTCTTAGGACTCTTTATTAATCGTTGACACAAGTCTTGTTTGGTTCCACTAGTGTTTAGTTTTTTCTCCGAGCACATTTTAATCAGTTGCGCTTTCTTGTACGACATACATTTGGACTTGGACATAAGACTCTTTCTGACAGGACTCTTCGGCTTTACCGGAGACTTTGGTTTCTTAGGACTCTTTCTGACTGGAGACTTTGGTTTCTTAGGACTCCGAGGCTTGTCTGGAGTCCCGATATATCCACCGAACAATGGCTGTTTCATGTGCGTAATATCAATACATGGTTCTGTTTTTTTCATCCTATTGATTATCTCATCTACTCTTTGTTCTGGGTATAAGATATGCCGTTTCTCTTTTCCCACACTTACCATGTTCATAAAATCTTCATATGCGGAATCTGTATTGGAAAACACCATTGAGAACTTTAATTTTTTCAACATTGATATAATAGCCAGTACATGATCCCCACCGGCATATACTATAATATTATTGGCAGGCTCTGAATACATGTCTTTTTCTTTTTTAAATGACCGAAACATACGAGCCAAGATATAAAAATTCATAAGATGCTTCATGAGATCAAGATTGGTGATTCCCATGCGTGCATTAAAGACAGACTGCTTAAAATAAGTTCGTAGTTGGGATATAAGTTTCTCAGACGTTTCAAAATACAGAGCAATTTCATGTTCGATAAATGATTTTACTTTTTCATCTTTAATTGCCTGAAGTTGTCTGTTTATTTTAAATAAATCCAATATACGTTTACGATGTAAATCAGTGGTCTTTTCCTCTCCAAATAGATCGAAAAATATCGCTTTATCCATCAAAAATGTCTCGGGACGCATGTCGAAATGTAATCCAGATTTAAAACGAATATCAGACACATGATAACGCAAGTTGTCGTAATTACAGTCCTTCTTCTTGACGTTAGAACACTCTTGGAGAAGTTCATGTGATTTTATCATATACGATGTGGCCTCTGAATCACCAGAATTAAACTTTAGCTTTAAGATATCTTTCATCTCTATATGAAATGTATCGTAAAATATCTCTATAAATACGTCAATCATTTTATCCTGATTCTGTAAGATAGTTTTCTGTATAAGTTTATCGATATCAATTGTATCTTTATTTTCTTCACAGAACTTCTTGGCTGCATGAAAGTCATCGAATAGATATACGCTCTTCTCATAGATATCAGAATACATTTCAGATACACCCACGACACCTCTGATTTTTTTATATACTGTTGGAGACAAAAGGTCCCGTATACTTTCATCGGTTTGTTTTACACATCTCTTGGTCTGAGGAGATCGTATCTCTGGATACTGACATTTTTTCTTAACATACATTTATGTCAAGAAAAGATAATAATTTTTAATTATGTTTCTTCCTCTTCTTCGTTCTCATCGTTCTCGCTTCCATCGGGACTTCGAGGCTTCGCCCCTTCCTCGCTTCGCTCGTCCGTTCCGTTGTCATACAGGCATATATCTTGTAAGTACAAATCTAATAAATGAAAGTGTCTAAACTGGTGGTTTTTTAGGTATTGTAGCACCTGTTCCTCATCATTTCCTGTGATACAGATTTCCCACGTGGTGATCTCATCATCCCCTAAATATTTCATAATCAATTTAATAGACTGGACATTTTTATATACACCAAACGCCAGAACAACATAATCGTCATCGTCATACTCTTTCTGATCTTTTCTATGCTTCAAAAATTTCTTCCACGAGGAAAACTTATCCCAAGCACCGGAATCGTCCGTGAATAAAAATCTATCTCCACAGTCAAGCAAACTCTTACGGCAATACTGGACAACAATATCTGTAATGTCCGAGCCAAGAATCTTGTCCAGAGCCTTGATAACTATACGGTTATTCATTATATGGATGAGTATATATTTAAATATTTTTTCTTGTCTTCCTCCGTTCCGTCGTCACTTCGCTTCACTCCTCTTCTCGATTACTTCTATAGTCCATATATCTCTCATACTCGGCATCAGAATCTTCATCAGAATCTTCCTCATCAGAATCTTTCTCGTATAATGACAAGATTGAGAGGATATTTCTTGTGGCTGTATATTTATAATGCTTTCGAGACTCTCTCAATGCCAGTTGAAATAATACATCATCTTTTCCCTTATCAATACGCTGATTCATCACAAACAAAGAAAGATTCTCCAAGACATCTGACCCTTTTATACGTTTAAAAATGGATACAATCTCGTTAAAGGCTTCTATAGATTCTGAAGCCTTGAAGAATAATTTTATCACTCTCTTTTGATCACTTTCACTATAGTTTTTAAGTACTTCAGTCGTGGCGTCATCGAGGATATCATAGCGATAAATATCCTTAGCTTCGTGTTTTAAATATCCTATACTTTCTTGTTCGAATATTCTACACATTGTTGTGTCGTTTGCTTCCTGAGCCCGTCTATACATTTCATGGTGATTATCTGTCACGAGACTGTAGGGATATTCTAACTGGTCAAATATATCCTTGAGCAAGTTATCCCCGTAAGAAAAGATAATATCACGCAAAGGCTTATATTCAATCACTGGATTTTTCGAGACATCATCCCTGATGGTCATCAGTTCTAGTCTTAGGCTATTCATTTGTTTATAGCATTATTCTTTTAAGTGTCTTGGGACGGTCTCGGACTCATACCGGTCCCTGATTGATATGTAATGTAGGAATATTAATGGGAACTTGCGGAACAACATCCCGATCTTCCTTGTATATTATTCCTATCATCATTCCAAAACACCCCGTCACTAAAGAGCCAAGTATAAAGAACAGAACCACAACAATAATAATTTTTATGTCAGGAAATATAGGGAAATTTTCAAACGATGGAAATGAAAGACTAAGTTCAGATGAATCTTTATTATAGAAACAGGAAATCATTGCTGTATTATTGTATGAACAAGCATAAGAAATGTTATACATACAAATCGAAGAGCCTATCAAGCATGATGTATATAGACACCCTCCACCTGATGATAAGGAAAGTTTGAACGAACATAACGTATATGTCCAAGCGGAAAGATAGTTGGTTTGTTTCGTAGAAAGTTCCTGAGAAAACATATCAAAGAATACATATCCAATGCCGGTAAAAAATAAAGACACCGTTGTTATGAGAACAAGATAAATACTCGTTCGACGTGCCATTCTGTGTGTATCTTTCTTTTTAAAATATAATTTTTCATTTTTTACAGGAAACTTCCCTTGTAAAAATGATTTCCATTTATATTTTTTACAACAATATAAATGGGCATTCCGCGACTTTTTGCATGGATTTATCGGAACTATCCAGAGACCCTTGTTGAGTTGAAACAAGAGGTATTATTTCCAGTAGATACATTATCATATGATTTAAACGCAAGAATACATCCCATCTGTCAGAAACTTGTAGGCTATGGACAGACGACATCTAATAAACCACAGAGGCTACTTCATGTTCCACCCCCGATTCCAAAGAAACCACCCACTGACTCTGAAATATTCGAGGCAGTATGTCAAGATATTGAGGCATTGAGAAAGATGGTGAATCCAAAGAAGCAATTAGTGATAGCGATAGATGGCAGTGCCGGCATGTCAAAAATGAATCAACAACGCCAGAGACGATTCAAGACAACCAAGGAGAGAGACGAAAAGGAAATTTCTCTCTTTGATTCCAACAAGATTACCTCAGGAAGTGTGTTTATGAATGAACTATCCGTGTATATTCGCAAGTTTATTATCCAACAACTCAAGACCAATCTGGCATGGAAGGACTTGGAGATTGTATTTTCCAACGAGAAACATCCTGGAGAAGGAGAGCACAAGATTGTTAGATACTTTTCCAAAAAAGCCAAGGAAAATCCAGACAAGTTTGTGGGGAAAACTATATTCATTCACTCTCCTGATGCTGACTTGATTATGTTGGCTCTTGGTCTGAGTCTGGAAATACCAAAGACCAATCTGTTTATTCTGCGGGAGAACATCTATGACGACAATCCTTGCTCTCATTTTCTCATTGATGTTTCGAAACTAAAACATACATTAATCTCTCTAATGGCTCCTCATAGTCAATCGGCTCCTTATATTAGCTCGGTGAATCCAGACTTGGTCATCTCTGACTTTATTTTAATGGGATTCCTACTTGGGAACGACTTTCTCCCTCATTCTCCTTCTATTGAAATTCTTTTAGAGGGGATTGAAACTCTCTTTTCTTGTTATCTCCCAACTATTCAGAAGCATGGGCATTTAACCTATACAAAATTCATTGATAATCGAAAAGAATGGTGTATCAATACCAAGGCATTTCAAGAGTATCTATATCAACTTTCCACATACGAGTCTCAGTTGATTATAAGAAGAGCATTTAGAAATGATTTGGTGCCTGAAAAGTTATTACTGGCTCACTTTAAAGAGAGACCTCCTTCTGCTTCACATAATTCATACCAAGATCGATTTCAATTTCTATTCCCTCAATATCGCCAAGCATATTATACTCAAAAGATGAAGACCAACCCACAGAATGCCTGTAAAAAGTATTTCGAAGGCATGATGTTTGTATTGAAATATTATCTTGATGAACTACCAGACTGGAACTGGCAATATGAGTTTCATTATGCTCCTTTCCTGACAGAGTTGTATCAGTGTGTGGTTCATTTCAATGGGGAAATGAGATTTGTAAAACATTCTCCTCTCTCACCCACAGAACAATTATGGTCTGTCATTCCTGAGCAAAGTAAAGGACTATTACCAAAGGAAGTTCAAGAAAAAATGTCGGATAAACGGTTGGAACAGTTTTATCCCAAGAACTTTGTGATTGATTTAGAGGGAACGAAACAGGCATACGAAGGGGTCGTATGTTTACCATTTGTAAGCACGGATAATATCCGAGAAGTGTTTAAAGAAGTAGTATTACGGGACTATGATGCCGAGAGAAATAAGTTTTCCAAAATCAAAGTCTTTAGACGAAAAGTTCATTAACATTTTAATATAGTTTAAAACTATATTAGAAAAAGAAAAAGTTATTATCTTTTGTTTATTCATATCCCCCTTTGTGAATGGGAAATTTGGATTCACATGAACTACAACTATATCAGGAAGAACAAGACCCAATTCTTCCCGATGAAAACATCGACCATTTTATGAGCCAAATTGAAACCATCTCTCAGGCAGAAAAGGCTCTACGATATACGTGCCGATTCAACAATACAAGTTTAATGGAGAGAATACTCAAGGCATATTATAACCTTATAAATTACTTTCCGATCTTGATGGAGACATTCAAGAGCAAAAAATATAATCTTGTTTTAAAAATCGTTTCATTCTATACACATCAAAAAGTGTTTCACAAGGCATGTTGTTCAGGGGAAGATGCCCTTGTTAAATATTTATTTTCCCAGTTTACCTTTTCCTCTATAGAATTGAATCAAGGATTGTCCTTGGCTTGTATAGAAAATCGTATATCCATTATGGATACACTCATTCATCACGGGGCATCCAATATAAACCAAGCTATAGGTTATTCATCGTCATTAGATACGTGCAAATTTTTATTAGATAGAAAAGCAGATCCAAACAAGGCTTTACTTCGGGCATGCACTCTTGAAGATATTCCCATGATACAACTTGCCATACAATATGGAGCTACTGAATACGATAAAGCCACAATGGTATCATCTCGTTTAGGGCATTTAAAAGCAGTAGCATATCTTGTCCAACATATAGACAGTATAAACCTTTACGAAGCTCTATTAGAAGCCAAACATAGTCATCATTATTCCGTTCAATTATGGCTGATTAATAGAATGAAAAACACTCCAGATATCTTGAAACATGTATATACTTATCCAGATGATCGCGATGTTATTGACTTTTTAATCCATAATGGAGTAGAGAAGAAATTGTTCCAGTATATTAATGGACTAACTGATACGGATGTCCTGTATGATTACGACGAACGAAGTGAGAACGAACGAAGTGAGACCGGAGAACAAAGTGAGACCGAGAGAATTGAAGAACCTGAAGATGATGTCAAAAAGGAAAAGAGACTTTCCTTTTCTACACATATTTTAGTGATTGAAGAAGATGGAAAAGAAAGCATAGAACAATTAGAGGAAGAAAGAGATGAAACTATAGAGGAATTTGTCCAGATAAACAAAAAAGATTTGGAATAGAGTTTGTAATTTTATAGAGGAAGTTTCCTCTATAAATATTTAGATGTATTTTGATGTTAGATTACACGGTTCTTTGTGTACAATATTAAGTCTTGCGTTCCTTTAATCTCTCACATAAAACGCTCTTTGTTCCAGTCACTTTCAATTTGTATTTTTTACAGAACTCTTTCAATTGATTTAATTTATAACTTTCACATTTGGATACATCGAATTCCGGCTCATCTGTTTCTGTAATTATGGTTTCTGTTGTTGTTTCTTCCACCACTATGGCCTCCTTGATTTCAAGTTCCTTTGTTTCAGACTTCTCTATGTTATTGCTCATGATATTCTTCATAAACATCGTGGCTTGAGATTTTTTCATCTCTATTTCATCTTCTAATTGTTTAATCATAACAACATTGTTATCACAATATGCTACGATTTCCCTCTGTCGTTCAAGAGAAGGAACTGGGATTTTCATGTTTGAAATTTTTGTCTTTGATATATTCTTAATAGCCATACCTGTATACAAGCGCCCCATATCATTCAGATTATGGAACAGATGATAATATACATATTTTAAATTCACTACATCACTCGCCTTGTTTTGTAGTATATAACAATGATCAGACGCTGAAAAGTTTGTTCCATAATTAATATTTGGCTCACCTCCATCTCCAATAATTAAACTTTCTTCTTTATAATCTGGTTGGTTAACATACGATGATATCTTCATTGAACTTTTAAAGAATGGATACGATCCTTGTTCAGACCCATATGATGCCGGTCTTTTACTTTTTGGAAGGAACGTACATACTTCTCCCAATGTTTTCATTTCAATTCCATCATCATACTTTACCTCATCTTGTTCGTCGATAACATAGTCTGAATAGTTCAATGCGTATTGATTCTGAGCAATCTTGGATATATCCGCTTCAACCAATAGATGTTTCTCATTCGTTTCGGTGTTATAATCATAGAACTTTACCTTGCTTGTTTGATGTGTTTTAGTAAATGTATTTTTTCGACTCGTTTCCTTCCCAGATGTCTTAGAATGTGTAAGAGTTGTTTTTAGAACATCAGAACCCTCTCGTTTCTTAATAAAATAAAACACGCATGTTTTGATTGGTGTATGCGTGAATACCCCCGCTGGAAGATAAATAATCTCCTTTAAATCACACGTCTTCATCAGATATTCTCTCACATCTACCAGAACAGATTGTTTTCCAAATAATTCCTTTCCATTGGGCAATACAACAGCACAACGTCCATTGATTTTTAACATGTAAATCATTGCCTGTAAAAATAATGGGACGGCACTACTTGACTTGATGGGAAGATATTCATCCCGTAATGGATCAAGAATTTCTGTATAATTCAACCCATCAATTCCAAAGGGAGGATTAGCGAGAACAATATCATACTTATTTGTGATTGGGTTTCGAATACTATCACCCTTTTCCAACACACGAAACATATGCCCAGACGATATCAACATATTAGATACAGCCAATTGATACGTATCGGGTTCAGCCTCTCTTCCTCCCAATCCCTCCGAACTGATGAATTTCCAATCCATGTTAATGTTTTTTGTTTTTGACTGATGTAATAAATAGCGTAGTGATGTAATGAGAAATCCTCCTGTGCCCATTGCTGGGTCGAATATCTTTTCAATAGTTCCATCGGCATTCAATTGTGGATCAATTAATTGCACCATCATCTGCTTGACTTTTGGAGGAGTAAAAAACTGTCCCAATACTTTACCAGTCATAACATCTTTAATAACTTCCTCGTATGTCTCTCCTAAAATATCTTCATCTACCGATTGAAAATCAAAGGAAGACAACTTATCAATTAATTTTTTATAGGTGGATTGATGTTGGATATCAAATCCCTTTTCCTTTAAAAATATATTTTTTGTTATGGGATGAACTGACAGAATCTTGTCCCACAAAAGTTTCATTAACGTGTGTATATTTTCTTCCTTTTCTTTGGCGAGATTACTGAACCTAGCAATGTACAACAACTTTTCCTTATCTTTTTTCGCCACAGTTGAGTCTTCGTATTCACTGAAATCATAATCATAAGAGTCGATATCAATCAGAGTTCCAAATTGAGGTTCCAGTAAGCGTAGATCCAATAAATGAGCAAGTGTTCGCAGGGCTTTATCTCCAGTTAAATGCTCATTGTTTCGTAACACATCCAAACAATATTTGAATATGGTAGATAATCTTGTCTTGCTGTCTTGTATCTCTTTCTTCTCTTCAGTAATTTCCTTGATTTCATCAATGGAGATACAAGGGGCCTTCTTCTTTTTATGACGAGTATAGTCGTTCTTTTGGGCAAATGTCTTCTTGCACAACTCACAAGTATATTCTGGCATGGTGTTTTTAATTAAGTAAGTATTCCTTTAACCCTTATATTAGAGAGATTTTAAAAATAAGTAATTTTTACTTAAAAATATCATTTTTTTTCACCTGAGAAAATACTACAGGTAAGTTTCTTTATTCCACGAACCGGCTTGATGATGTCTGATAAGTCCTTGATATTATCTATACAATAATAATCCACCCATAGTCCAATTGGAGGGAAACGCGGATCCAAGTCACACAACATTTTACAATACCTGTCTAATTCTAAATAATTTTTAATGTCAGGATGTTGAAGAGTGTATTCTTGTATTTTTTCCCTACATACTTTAAGAGTATATCTGTCTCGTGGAATGCCTAAATAATCAATCCAATTTCTAAATTGCCCTTTATATTCCGTATCTGGTTCGAGAGGAAGTCTGCTATCAATATCACATAACAGTTTATACTCTTCTTTCCCTCGTATGTTCTTCTCTTTAATAATTTTCTTTGCCTTTTCATACGTTGTTCCCAGAAGAGATCTTGATTTTGTTTTTAACTGTAATTGCCTAGTGAATTCTGCGTCGTATTCCCCGAATTCTATACTCTGTTTTTGATCTTTCTTCTCATCCTTTGGTTCTTGTTTCTCTACAGACACACGCGACACTTTGATTTTCTGTTGAATAGTATTGTCTTCTAATCCTATCTGTTTAATAACTTCCCTTACTTTTTTAAGTCTGGGTCATTCGTTCGGTCTTCCCAATCTTCTCGTTCCAAAATAGGTAATATAAATTTTGAAATTTTATTTGGCTCGTTTGTATTCTTTCTACATGCCCGTAATGATGATTGAACGATGCGGATATTGGAAGACATATTTTCCGCGAATACAACTCCGTCCAATAACGGTAAATCGTATCCTTCTCCCAAGCAATATACACACGCAATCACCCCGTATTTTGATGTTTTGAAATTAGACAAAACTTGTTTCTGAATTACTGCTTTCATATCACTATGATATTCAGAGATATATGTCTCTGGAAGTTCAAAGTAGCGATGTATTATCAGTTTATTCATCATCTCCACAAGTTTCACGGCATTTTCCTTGTTGTTTGAATACACAAACAAGTGATGAGAATGTTGGTCATAAATACTTTTCAGGGTGGCAAATGCACTTAGAAACAATCTCTTGTCGTTATCTGTATCGACATGAAAATGCCGGAAATGGTCATCCAAATGTTCTTCCTTGGTAAGAATAGTTTGAACCACATAATCACATATGATATTTTTCTCAATAGACCATAACAGACTTTTCTGTTCCATTATCTTTCCAAAATACCGTTCATTATCATTCGATACAAAGGACTTTTCCTCATCGTTGTCTTCCTCCAAGTTTTTCATGGTAGCGGTTAAAGCAATCTGGTATTTGGATTCTACATGAAGGATATTAATATACGTTTTGGTGTCGTTAGAAATCTCTATATTTTTTGCAGTCAAATGATGTGCTTCATCTAATATTTTGGCATCAAATATATAATTGATTTTCATACATGCTTTCCTGACTTTATGAGATGAAGAATACGTTGTAATAACGATACATTGATTTGTGTGATTCAGGAAAGAAGAAATATCAGTGTCATTTACATCAGATATAGTCATACATTTAAAATTGGGGAAAATCTTCTGAGATTCCTGCTTCCAATAGTCTAATAAAAGAAGATTAGGAACACCAACAAGTATGGATTTACACTTTAATCCCTGACAAATCCATAACGAAATTAAAGTTTTACCAAGTCCACACGACAACACTAACATTCCTTTATGATTTTCTCCAAGATGAATCATGGATTTATTAATGATGTCAACCTGATAGTCTCTTGGTATATAGTTATGTCTTGACTTTACAATCTTTTTTAGGCGACTTGTTCTGACAAGAGATTCAATTTCTAGTTCTGACAATTGTTTAAACACTAAATGTAGGGTGGTTAGATATGGAACGATCAATGGAATGATTTCCTTATTGTAAAATTCTGTTCCTCCATTATATTCGATATGAAACTGTGTGAAGTGAGACTGTAATGTTGTTTCAACAACAGCCATTGTTTGTATTGGTACTTCGATTACAAGCACGAACTTTCCTCTTTTGATTTCCCCCGTGGCATATGTGGAATCTCTTTCAGGTATATTTGACGCCTTTCCCAATTTGCATGCTTTATATTCCTCATAGGATTGATGACAACGAACATAAATGTAGCCGTTCATGATTGTAGTGTCTACATACATAAAAACCTGCTAAAAATCATTTTTTATCTTGTATGGATGAAATCCATACAAGATATTCACCGCAAAGCCTTAGTATTCTAAGTAATTCTTTTACTCTCATTGTTTTCCTTGATTTGTTGTCCTATATCATAAAGATAATCATCAATCGCACGAGATTTCCATCTTCCTAAAACGAGTTTTGTGGAAATATATTTATCAAAATTCTCGTCATAGAAATCTCCCTCATCGAGACCATTCATATAACTCCATACGTTTTTAATAATCTCCAATGTATCAGCCATATTCTCCCTTGTCTTTTTCTTATCCACCATCATAAATTCATTCACAAGATTCCATATATCATTCGTCTTTACTCTTCCGAATGAGTCACCAACAGAAGCATTCATAGCGATATCAAAGAGAGTTTGAGCCATTTTATCGGTAGTATTTCATTATACAAAGTTGTAAAAAATCATTTTTAGAGGGAGTTTTCCCTCTAAAAACTTTCTTCCCTTCCCGCCTCACATTCCTCGTATTCACTCGAGATAATGTATATTAAGTTCTGATGTCCTTCCGATACGGTTGGCTCGCCCAATGAGTTGCTTTTCCAATAGCTCTGTCATCTCATGATACATAATGATATCAGTGGTCATTTCCAAGTTAATACCGGCACCATTCATCATAGAGTTTAAAAATATCACATTCACTTCCCCATCTTCGTATCGCTTCAAACTCTTGGTTCTCATTGCCACGGTTCCTTTGATTTCGATACACTTCTGGTTATGCACAGCAAAGGTGTTCTTGATAAGGATATAACTCTCATCGTAATTGGAAAAGACAATAAACTTTCCTTGTGGGTTCTGTGAGATGATGTTTAGAATCATTTCTGGCTTGGTGAGATTAGATACCTTCTTCTCCTCGTCTTTCTTCTCATTAGGATGTGATGCACAGTCCTTCTTCTCACCAGAACTCTTTGATATATAGATGAGTTTTTTGGCTTCAATCATAGTTCTACAAAATGGGCATGTTCCTTTCTGTTGAATCCATGGAATAATACACTCGCCACAAAATATATTCTGGCAACAGGGAACCATCACAGGATTCTGAATGGTAGATTGACAGATGGGGCAATCATTGTCCAATATATGAGAGAACCGTTCTTCGACACATTTCAGTTGAGATTCAAGAGACTTTTTCTTCTGACTCCACATGAGATATCTGTCTCGTTCCGACTTTGTTGAGCTGTGTTCTAATTTTTTATACTTGCTCTCTTTTTCCTCGGCTTCATGTAGTTCTTCCTTTTTCTTCTTGGTAATAAGAGATACAATGTTATGGTCATCAGTTTCTTCACCACCAAGTTGTTGAATGGCTCCTTGGATGTTTCCTCCCTCGATCATGTTCATGATATTGGCAGGAACGATATCCCGAACTACCCGAATAATATTTGGGTTTCTGCACTTGTGATGGAATATATGGGGTGAAGGCATCGTGAACGACTTGACAACATACTCATCATCATTCTTGACGAGAAAGTATAGCAAATACTGATATGCCCCATGCATACAGTCTCGGATCAAGCCATTAGAACGAATGTTGTCTAGATTATCAAAGGTTGAAGTCATGAACCAGATAAACCCCGCATTTACCTTGGCCATGCTTGGAATACGAATAGAATCCGCTTCATCACATATGATTCTCTTCCAAACAACATCAGGAACAGCCTCGATAAATTTATTATACATGGTAGCCGAGCATAGAATTACATCATATGTATTCAGGATACGAATATCCCGTTGTAATTTATCCCTTTCTAAATGTTGAGCCATGTACTTTTTCATTAACTTGCGGTGCTTGGCTGTATCATGTACACAACAGTACTCTTCATTGTTATATCTTACGTCTCGTGAACATCTCATTCCTTTGGCTGAAATATACCGACACTTGCCATCTTTCTTTCCGAGTGGTTCATCGAGTGGATGAACAGATTTCTTCTCCAAAGATTTCAACTCATCCTTGTATTTTGCCATGATTTTGTCATGAACTTGTTGGTAAGAAGGTTTGGATTTCGGTTGAGGTTTGGACTTGGACTTGGTGGTGTGTTGAATCACTTTCCCATTCACAACAATACGTATCGAAGAAGTACTATCGCTATCATCACTATCACTCTCACTATCGCTATCGCTATCGCTATCATCACTATCCCCGTTGAATTCATGCATGATTTCTCTGTGTATTTTCGTCATTAGTTTACTCTTCTTTTGTTTTTCCTTCTTTTCCTCTTGCTCATCGGCATACATGCTAAACCCCGAAAAGCATGAGAAATCATTTGCCCTCTCAATCTTTCTATATTTAATGTTTGTTTTCTTAATTTCCGACTCCCATTGCCGTAGAATAGAAAGGGGAACAACAATTAAATTAGCCTTGACTCGTGGCTTGATTCGATCGGTTTCTATTATGGAAAAATAATCTGTTGTCATGATATTCTCTATGGTTTCATGCTTTTTAGATACATCCCAACTCATTTGGTCTCGAGTGATGAGACCCAACATGGATAATGTTTTTCCGTATCCGGGAATGTCACCAAAGATACCAAATGATGTTTTGATTTTACGCCTAAGGTTATCATGAGCTACTAATCGCTTCTCTCGTTCCAACTCTTCCATGTAATAAATAGAGGTCAATTGATGCTGGTATAATCTCACATTTTTCATGTCAGGATGTTGAACGATAGGGTAGTCATTCTCCTTCGTCTCGGCTTTCGTATGTGAGACACCGTCGTTTTCTTTCTTCTCTTCCCCTAACGTTTCAATGTCTTCTTCAGGGAAATATGTGGCGTATTTTTCTTTAAACACCTTCATACAATAATCACAAAGATTTCTACAGAACTTTATCCCATCAATAGAGTAGGTAAGAGATAACGAAGTGATATTTCTACACGTCAGGCAATAGGTTGGGTAGCGTTGTGAAACGGTATATATGGGTTTTCCAAAGTCTCGTTTAGGGGGCAAGTTATGTTCCACCAGAAGTTGTCCCAGAATAATATCTTGATTTTCCTCCTTCTTCTCTTCGATTGGAGCAGGGTCTTTCTTTTCATCCTTGTCATGGCGTGAACAATACTTTTTGGACTTTTTGCTGATTTTTAACCGGCACATCTTGTTGGTTTTCTTAATCACATACTGGCACATGTCTTTGGTGTGGCCATTCGCCGTCGCTTCGCTTGGCTTGATTTCTATTCCATTACGATTGAACTTCTTTTCTTCCGACATGTTTATACTTGTGTCCTAATAATTACGAAAAATCATTTTTCCCGATAGATTTCGTGGGACAATTGTCCCACGAAACCACCAATGTCTCATTTTCCTCCCTTGTATTTTTTCAATCTATCACATAGTATTGCCTTTTTTCCAGACACAGCAAGCCCAAATGATTTACAAAACTCCTTCAACTCTTGTTGTTTATAATGCATTAAATTAGACATATCAATCTCTGTCTCTTCCACCTTTTCCTCGACATTTTCTTTCTTTTCCTCTTTCTTTTCCTCTTTCTTTTCCTCTGAAAATGTCTCTATGTATTTGATTTCATCACCCGTAAGATTATATACTTCATAAAGTCTTTGGTCTGTATATATTCCCGTCAGAGGAATGGCTTTCAATACAAGTAAAAATTTCCATTCATCCATGCCGGAATTCACATACAACTTGCATGTGTTTTTAAAGAACCAACTATCGATAATGGATTTAAAGCTCTCATATTCTTCTTGGGATTCTATGGTCATGAATAATAAGTTATCACTGATGTTACTAGTTTCATCGTATAGAGGATAGAGATGTCCTACTTTACTAACTATAATTTTTTTCGTTTGTGACTCGTTCATTTGTTCAGTAAAATAATATTTCATTCCTGTAGGATAATCCAGATTGATTTTGTTTAGAATGGGAAACATATATGATGCGGTTTCCTCTTCACTTACTGTCCCATCTGTGATTTGTTTTGTTCGAATACGAAGATTCTTTCCTGTGGATGTTTTCATGTTGTTAAATGGAAAAACATCATCTGTGGATGTAATTTTAGACAATATGGAAGGGTATATTGGGTTGAATGTCTTGAAGAATGATATCCCATCTCCTTTATTGAAATGATATCGACTGGTCACTGGTTGGTTATGTTCCAAGTATTCTACATCAAAATCCACTGATTCTTTCACCAGTTTTTCTATGATGAAATAACAAAAGTCAGAACCAATCTTGGGAAAGTATTTTTTAATGACATCAATACTGAGGAATTTAATATTATATAGATGAGGAATAAGATCTCTATTTTTTCCTCGACCAAACAGATAGTTTAGTACGTTTTTTGGTGTGATGAAAGAGAGATACCCGCCTTCTCGTAAGAGTGAAAGAGAAAGTTTTGTAAAGTATAAATACAACTTGTTATCTCCTGAACTTCCTGCATCTTGATAAGGAGGATTCCCCAAGATCACATCAAAGTCTTTCCAGTCTGGCTTCTCTTTTCGTATCGTTCGAAAGTCTCCTTCAAAAATGTTTAACTTATACTTGGTTCCCATGAGTTGTTTATAAATAGCATTATTGACGGGATTAATCTCACATACAAAAATCATCTCTTCCAAAATATGTTTTCGTCTCTCTTCTTCATCAGGGATTTCATACTGTAATCCATTCATTAGACGATAATAAAGGACAATTGGAAAGTTCCCGATACCATTCGCAGGGTCTAACCAAGTGTATTCCGAGTGAGAGAAAATATCATTCTGATAATGTTCTATTCTATCCAGATCCTCTTCAATGGGTGTGGGATTAGTAAAGACTTCTGCCTTTAATTTCCTTTCAATTTCTTTGGGTTCCAGAAGTTGTATAAGAAACTTGAACAACTTCTTCTTATCACCCTGAGATACATTAACATTGACTTGATGATTTACATTTTCCATTGTATCAATGAACCAGTCTTTGTTATTATACAACAACGTTTTAAATGTATTGATATCAATTTTTTTATTATCATTTAAAAAGATTTCCATCTGTCTGACCAATGATGTTTGAACCTTCTCATCTATAGCATTAAATAGCTCATCAATGTACGGGGAGTTTCGTTTCGATAATAAACTGATTCGTGGAATAGAATACTCTATAAGCTTGAGGAATAGTGCCTGTAAATCTTCCATTTCCTTTTGTTTCTTTTTCTCCTCATCCTTTTCGTCTTTTTTCTCCTCGTTCTCCGTTCCGTCGTCTTCCTCCTTTTCACCATGCTTTGTTTCGACTCCTGACTTGTCATCCTTTTTCATATCTCGGTGATGTGACTTATCCAGTGGCTGGAAATCTTTCGATTTAAAATCGTCTGGGAGTTTCAGGATGATGTGGTTATTTTTTAGCATCCTATTAAGAGTAAAATCAATGCTTTGGTCGTTCCAAGATGACATGAATCGTTCAACGATATTTTCAACAGACTTTCCTTCATAGAAGTTCTTATCCGTATCAATTAAATGAGAAAGAATGTTAGTGATATCATGACGTAAAGACTTTGATTTATATTGAGGAGACACTTCTCTCATAGTATGAAGTACTCGTTTTGGATTACAATCCACTACGAATCCGTATTTCTTATTCACATCTTCCGTCATTGAGCGCATTATCATCTGGAAGATATCATCACTGTTATTCAGGTGAGTAAAGAGACACACAACATCAACATCCTTTAATGATATACCAAGTGCAATCTTCTTTCCCGATAATAAAATAATACCTCTCTTGCCTTCTTCTTTTGCCTTGCTAATTTTAGTCTCAATGTCTTCCTTGACATTCTTTGGATTGATATCTTCATTGATGAATAATATCTCGTAGTTTCTCTCTCCAAATGCATAGTGTTTCTTGAGATACTCCTTCATGATGTGTCCAGTCTTTTTGATCATTTGACCCCTTCCATATGGGAGGAACATTAATATACCAGTGAAATCTCCCTGAAATGTTCTTGTGTTTCCATCTTTATTTCGAATGGAATCACGAACATCTCTTAGTCGATCCATCATCACATTAATTTCTGCCTGATTTTTAAAGTTGGTTCCATTGTGGTCAAACAATGCCTTCATAGAAAAGCCATACTTGGATGGATATTTAGACATCATTCTTTGGACTTCTGGGTCTGAGGAGATTGAAATGTCATACCAAGATATCTTTGGAAAATCCTTGTACATGTTGTACATGTCTTCGTCTGACTTTTTCATTTCATTCTTGACTGATTGAAAACCAAGATACCGTTTATATATGGCTTCAAACTTGTGTTCTTGAATGTCAGTAATATCATCCAATGTCCAAGCATAGCAATACTTGTCTGGAATGTTTTGGTAATACTTCACCTTGTAAGGCGTGGCAGTGACGTATATTACAATGGTATTCTCATGACTGGCTTTCTCCATAATACGTTTGGTTTTTCCGTTGAACTTGCCTCGTGTGCTTCGTCAAAAAAGATAACATCATATTCCTCTGATAACTCATTCAAGTGTGCCTGATAAAATTGCTTGGAAATTAAATGAAGAAAGTTCTCATTCTTTTCCTCTTGATCAGAGACATCATGGACAACTGTTGTCGAGAGAGAATTAAACTCTTCATACTTGTCAAATATATCCTTCTTAGTCTGGTTAAATGTTTCCGAAGGACGGTTTGTAATGTATAGAAATTTATGCATGTTATACTCTTCCATATACTGACGAATACATTCGGCAATCATGTATGATTTTCCGGACCGACACACAGCCGTAATTAAATGGCGATTTGTTTCATTACCGACAATCATATTCGCAATATACTTTTGATGTATCCTAAGGTTCAGGACAGGCTTATCTTGTTTACAAAACTCTTTAATCTTTTCAATGGAGTTGAGGTTGCTTCGTAATTCATTTAACCAGTCATCAATATCTTTGATAGAAAAGACATCTTCGTTTCGTATTAAATGCGTTAGATATTTCTTAGAGTGAGCATTGGAACAGATGGTAAGAAAGTCTGTCTTGTCTCGAAGCAATATACCAATATGTGAATCCTTTTCCAGATGGGGAACAACCCTACGTAGATATGTATCGATATTTCCCACATCATATTTATCGATAGATTTCTCATAGCAATACCGTTTAGATGATATCACGAGATATTTCTTCTCATCTTGTTGTGGGTGATTCAACAATGATATCAATACACCCTCCTCCACTACCACGGTTGATACCCGTGTTCAAGAATACATCATTCATTATAATTTTCTCCTTGCTATCGAACTTTCCCTGATATACCGTGTAGCGTTTCTGACTATCAATGAGAAACATTAACTCTCCAAGTCTCTCGAGAAAATGTCCCGATTGAATTTTCAATGTGATGACATTTCCATCTTTATCCTTGATAATTCCATTCTGAAAGGTCAAGTCCTCTGGATAATGATAATTCCCATTCGAATCCAAATGCTGGGTCAAATCTCTTGCGTTCAAGTCTGGGTTGTTTAGAATACGATTCAGAAGTTGTCTGACATTCATTGTGATGAGTACAACTTACATACAAAAATCATTTTTTCATAAACATATTTGTTTATGAAAGAGATTGGAAAGGATTTAGTCTTCCTCACTCCGTTCCATCGTCCTCATCGCTCTCCGTGTCGTCTTCATCATCCGTTCCCTCGTCCTCTTCTTCTCGTTTCTGTATTTCAATCATTCGGTTTTTATAAAAGAGAGACAACTCCCTATGATGCTGTTTATCAATCCCCATATTTTTAGAGACAAGTTTTACAATAACAAGGCTATCTTTTAATTCTCTCACTTCATCAATTCCTCCTTCACCATCCTCATCATCATCATCAACATCAGAATAAATATTAATAAAGTGGTAAATAGCCTTGATGCTATACCACTTCAAGAATTCTATACACTCATCCATATGTGTTTTAGTCTTCTTCTCACTCACCATCATAAAATTATTTACGATGTTCCACATGTCTTTGGTATCGACGTTCTCCACGGTGTTATTCATTGCAATGTCAAAGAGATTTTGAGCCATTTTCAGTGATTTGTCCCCATAAAAACAGGGAAAAATCATTTTTTCGGCTCATTCACACTAGAAAGGAAAAGTCGAGATGACACCCATCCAACACTTTGGTTACGTTGTGCCCCACTTGGTTAGAGATATATCGAATCTTGTTATATATACATACGTTGGGAGGATTCAAGTGCGTATGTCCATATACATACGTATTGACCAGATTAAATGAAGGAACATGTGCCTCTAAATCAACTGAATGGAAATAGTCTTCCAATCCCAACGATGGAGTATTCTTGGTGGGAGAAAAATGTGTCAGAACGATAATAGGTTTATTAGGATTACTTTTATGTGCTTTTTGAATCTCGGTTTCCAGAAACTTGACGTTCCATTGAAACATACTATCTATGGCTTCATCGTTCCTGTAAGTTTTCTTGGAAAGGTTATGACGCTTCTCCTGTGTAGATGGTGAAACATGTACAATCTGTCGTGGGATGGGCAAGCCTTGTATTTCCCATCTCCTCGTGTTGTTCTTTTTGGGGATGTTTGTCCATAGAGTCGTTCCAATAATAAAAAAGTCTTCTAGCTCCATACTTCGTTCGTCTAGAAAATAAACATTGTTCAAGCGTTTGTGTTCTAGTTGCTCATGAATATGTTGGTGCACGATTCGTATTTCATTCTTGATATCATTAGACAAGTTGTATTCCTTGTTGCCTGTTACAAAAAAGACCTTTTCATACAGGAAAGATTGCGTCTCAATGTATCGCCAAAATGACGTCGAGAATGGGTCTCCTATGTCTCCAGCCAGAAGAAGAAATCTAGCCCTATGATGTGGGATGATGGAATTGATACGACGAATGACACTTTTGGCATGTGTTTTCTCCAAGTGGATGTCTGAAAGAACGTTGAACATTTTTATGAGCTTCTCACAAGGGGTCGAGAAGAATGTTTGAGAGAGGGAAAAGACTGGAAAAAATCATTTTTTATCTCTCGAGTTTCATGGGACAAATGCCCATGAAAATCCCGTCCTTATCTACTTTTGAAACAAGTATAATATCAAACAACTGATTGACATGTGTTTGGTTTTTTCCATGTTCTTCTTTACCGGAGATGGAGTGTATGTGAGGGGAATGGTTTCATTCTCTCTCGCTGGAATGACAATGACATGAAATTCTGGAGACCAATGAACTTTCTTTGCCATGTAGAGTAGTAAATCCCACATAAAACAGGGAGAAATCATTTTTTCCTACAAGGTAAATTGACCCTCAAAAAAATGATTTTTCACAGAAATGTTAGGGAAAATAACAAACTAACAATATACACTGATATTAATATGACTTCTCCAATCTCCTTCGTGTCTAATCTGACTGACCTATTGACCAACACTGTTGTGAAGCAAGTGGATGCCCAAATTAAGATGCTAGCTAAAAAGATTGTCGATGGAAAGCTCCAAACAGAAGCAGATATTCTAAAGGTATGGAATACTATTAACGCTGACTTCAAGCCAAAAGCTACCAAGGCTGACAAGGATGCTCCTCAATGTGAACACATCTTTGAGGCCAAGGACGGAAAGCCTCGTTGTTCTGGGAAAGTATCAGTTCAATCAGAAAGCAAAAAGTTCTGCTCGAAGCATTACCGAAGCCATGAGCAAAAGGCCAAGCCCAAGGAAGAGAAGAAACAATGTATCTATGATAAGAGTGGCAAGGACAAAAAGACCCGTTGTAAAAATGGAGTATGCAAGACATCACAAGATTACTGCTTCACTCACCAAAAAAAGGTTGAAGAGGAAAAGGCAGAGGTTGTTGAAGAGGAGCCCAATGTAGAAGAGGTTGTTGAGGCGGAACCAAAGGTGGAAGAAGTTATTGAAGAGCCCAAGGCATTAGAAGAGGAGCCACTGGAAACTGGAGATGAGAAGCCAGAACCACAGAAAAAGCCGGTAAAGAAGTGTTGATTAAAGTAAGAATTTTCGTGGGATAAATGCCCACAAAAATTCGCATTCGAAAAAATGATTTAATAGAGAAAGGTTAGAGTAGAATATCATTCCAAAAGATGTCTTACATTGCTATCGATATCCCGTTAATCTCAGAATTCTCAGTTCAGTCGAAGAAAAAGATTAATCATCGGAATATTCATCAGTATATCTTTTATGCCATTGTCAATACACTTTTCCCTATGATCATCTACGAGTTGTACTATACCAACTTACCGAGACAAGTCAAGGCCGGTTTGTTTATCAATTTTGCTACTCATGTATTGTTTATTCTAGACGTAGTTTCCCTGACAGTTTATAATGCAATTTCAGAACAGTGGAAGTGGAACAAGTTTTTCAGAACATTGTCCATGACGTATTACCTCTTGTACATGTTTAATCTTGTTGGAGTATATTTTTGTCTCTCTGATTGGAGTTTGTTATGGAGTCTTGGATTACTGGGCAAGACACATCTTGTATGGAGTATAATTAACATTGTTCTCATCAATGGGTCACATCACAAGAACGAGTATCTGGGTCGCCTGAAAAAGTATTAATTTATAGCCCGAAGATTTTCATGGGATAAATTTTCCCACGAAATTCCCCATTAAAAAATGAATTCATACATCTATACATACAAATATACAAATGGCAGAGAAGAAGGCTTCAAAAAGAGAACTAGACATTTTTGTCTATCAAAACTCATTCGAGGAGGTCAATGATGCTCTCATCATTCGTTTATACGGCAAGTCCAAGGAAAAGATAGACGGAAAGGTAGTGTACCAAGATGTTCATGTTCGTATCGACAACTATTGCCCATACATTTATATCGAGTTACCATCTAAAATAACATGGTCATCCTCTCGTGTTCAGACTGTGTGTGATTACTTCACCGAGTCGTACAGTAAATTGTACCGAGGAAAGCCGGTGAAATTCAAATTCGAATCAAACAAAAAGAGACTCTATTATGCTTGGAAGGAAAAGAATCCAAAATACAAACAAGGCTCAGAGAATCCTGAAGAGAAATATCTGTACAGGGATAAAACGTTTCCATTCTTGAAGGTTTTCTTTCGCAACATGTCTGACGCCATGACCTTTTCCAAGAAACTCCATAATGAAATTACCATCAATGGTATCGGCAAGTATAAATACAATGTATACGAGTTGGAAAAGTCCTTGAACCCGTGGATTAAATTGTCCTCTCAACGTGATGTGCCAATTACCGGCTGGGTTCGTGTCAAGGGATTAGACATTCCTGTTCAGGAAAAGGAGAGTAATTGTGATGTTGAACTCAATTGTTCTTGTGATAGTCTGTATCCATCTACAAAAACAGATATCCCCCAAGTCAAGGTATTGAGTTTCGATATAGAAGCCAATTCATCCATTACTAATGCCATGCCTTGTTCATCTAACCCTGACGACAAGGTATTTCAGATTAGTATGATTCTAGTTAATGAGGATGGCAAGGTAGAAAAGTATCTTCATAGTCTCAAGAATCCAGATCATGCATCAGTGGGTGAAGATGTGATTCTAAAAACATTTAAAACTGAATATCAACTCTTGCTTTCCTTTACCGAGTTTATTCAGGAACATAACGTCAATGTTATCATTGGTTATAACGTTCTCGGATGGGATTTCAAATACATGATTGAGAGATGTAGGAGAGAAGGATGCTTGGATGAGTTTTGCAAGATGGGAAGATTAAATGATATACCAGATACTGTTGTCGGGTTGGATGATAATGGAGGAACATTTAATAGTAAAGCATATGGAGCACAAAAACTCGTCTATGTTGATGTGGAAGGAAGACTATTGTTGGATCTTTTACCCATGATTAAACGCGAGGGACATCGTATCGCCAATTTCAAATTGGGAACAGTGACTACCTATTTCAAATTACCAACCAAAGACCCATTAACAGCCAAGGATTTATTCGAGGCTTATCGGTCGAATGACCCGTTTAAATGGGGAGAGGTAGGAAAATATTGCGTTCAGGACGCTTACATTACCTATCTCTTGTTTCAAAAATTACATCAGTGGGTAGGACAATGCGAGATGTCCAAAACTGCTTGTGTTCCCATTTTCTATCTCTTTTCCAAGGGAACTCAGCTTCAAATGTATGCTCAGTGTATTCGGTACTGTATGAAGCATGATATTGTTATTTGTAATGGAGTATATTTCCCTGATGAGAAACATTTGGAGTATATGGGAGCCACTGTTCTAACTCCCAAAGCAGGTAAATATAAAAAGGTGGTTTCCTTTGACTTTGCTTCACTATATCCGAGTATTATTATGGCTTATAACACGTGCATGTCTACGTTTGTGGATGATCCAAGCATTCCTGACGAGCATTGTCATGTCTTTGATTTTAGTGAGCACATGTCGTGCATTCATGACCCTTTGAAAAAACGCCTTAAAGATGGTTCGTTTAGTAAAGCCAAGGGAAAGGAGATTTGTGAGCACCATCATTTTAGATTTCTCAAGGAAGAGTATGGAGGAAAGGGTGTGATTCCTTCCATGGTAAATGAGCATCTAACCTCTCGAAAACAGACACGAAAAGAAAAGGAAAATAATCGTGTAATTATTAAAGGACATGTCAAGACATTTTTAACATATACGAAACACGACGGAACGGAGAATGAGAAGGATAGACACATTGAGGCACACATTCACGAGTTTTTGGAACATTTACAGCAGGAAGACAAGGAGATTATCGTGGATGCCGAAAAGGAACTGAAAGACGAAAAGACCTCGATCGAGGCTTCGCCTCTTGGAGAGATAAAAGACTTGGATGAAATCATCAAGAAATGTGATGACCTAGTTATTCTAAACAAGACGCTGGAAAAGAGACAAGGAGCAAAGAAGGTCTGTGCCAACGCGCAATATGGAGCTACAGGAGTAAAGAAGGGATACCTTCCATTTTTACCCGTAGCTTCAACTGTTACATATCGAGGGAGACAAGCCATTGAATTTATCTCGACAAAAATTCCTGAAAATTACAAAGGAAAAACTGTCTATGGAGATAGTGTGACTGGTGATACTCCTGTGATGTTAAAGAGGATTGATGACGATACCATTACGTTTAAAACATTCGACGAGGTGTCTAGATGGGAGAAATGTGATAACGGAAAGTTTGTATCCAACGAATGGAACAAGTATCTGGTTTGGAGCAGTAATGGCTGGACAAGTATCAAACGAGTTATCCGACATAAAACAACCAAGGCAATCTACCGAGTGAATACACATTCTGGATTGGTGGATGTAACAGAAGACCATAGTCTCTTGACGGAAGACTGTAAGGAAGTCAAGCCGAATACATGTAAAGTTGGTGATAAACTGAGACACTGTTATCCCACGACTGGAAATTTTTTCTTTATTTATGTAGGTTTAGAATCTTGTTCTCGACAAGAACTAGAGATATATTATAAAGGATATAGGTTAAAGGACAGTGATATTCCTATCTCTGATGATATTATCAACGGATCTACCTTTACAAAACGTCTATTCGTGTCTGGATATGTGGGTGATAAGAACGAGATATCTTTCTCGAGTAAATTAGTGGCCTCGCAAATGTATTATCTAGCTACTTGTTTTGGAAATACATGCCGTATTAGTTATAAATCGGGACGATACTTTTTACATTTTAACGGGGAATCTTCCAACGAGATTCAAGCCATAACAATTATTCCACAAGAATCAGAAATTAACGTCTATGATATCACCACAGAAGACCATACATTTCAGGCTGGTATTGGCTCTATGATTGTACATAATACCGATAGTGCAATGATTTACTTTCCTCACATTCGAAACAATAAAGAACTCACGGAAGAATCTATTAAAATTTCACAGGAAATATCAAAGCACTTTCCTCCACCAATGAAACTGGAATTTGAACGCATTTACGAGGACTATTTAATCCTGACCAAGAAACGATACATTGCCACGGTAGCAAACAAGGATGGGAAAATTACAGACATGATTAAAAAGGGAATTGTTCTGGCTAGACGAGACAATTGTCCATTGGTGAGAACGATTTATTCAGAGGCAGCAAAGGAACTATTGGTATGTGATACTCAGAAAAAAGAAGAGGATATTGTGTATAATGTTGTAAATAGAATTATAGGCATGTTTCAGATGAAAAATGACTTGAAAGACTTTGTAATTACCAAGAGCATAGCCAAGGACGAATACAAAACCAAAACTCTTCCAGCACATGTGGCTCTATCGAAACGAATGGCTTCTCGAGGAGTCCAAGTGGGAAACGGTTCTCGAATAGAATATATCTTTACAACTAAATTCAAGGGACAAAAGGCTGGGTTCTCTCAGGGAGACAAGGTAGAAGACTATGACTATTTCAAGTTGTGGAAAGAGTTTCTCAAGATAGATTACCTGTATTATTTAGAAAAGCAATTCATCAAGCCAATAGATGAGCTGTTAAAGGTTGGATTTACAGATATCAATACCGAGGAAAAAACTCATCCCCGCTCCGTTCCATATTCTGGTGAGAGAAAATGTTCTGAATGTAAAAACAATAGTTATTATAGTTATAAAGGAAAGTATGTATGCGGAAAACATATCCCATATAAAGATCGAAACGAACAAACCCATTTAGAGAGAAGAAAATGTCCCATTGTTGATTATGTATACGAGCAATACCGCTTTTGTTATAATAAAGAACTGTATATCGATCATTTGAAGGAATTGTTTTCTCCGGCATTATTTGAGGGGGAAACTCCAAAGAAAAGAAGGAAGCCATTAGAGAGGAAAAAGACTGACGAAGAAAAGAAAAAGGACAAGGAAGAAAAAGAAATTGTAAAGAAGGAAAAGGAAGCCAAGAAAAAGAGAAAGAAAAAAGATCCCTTTATCAAGACCGACCCTGATGATATCTATATAGATAGGTGTCTGTTGTAAAAATTCTAAATATTATTTATAATAATATTTAGAAGTATATATGAACTATGTCTGTTTACGCATCCGACACGGTTATGTATGGGGATTTTTACGAGGAAGGAATAACTCCTTACGACATGGTTGGAAAAAATTTAACACAGTACTTTACAGCCCAGTCTAGTGGTGTGGTAACAAGATTCGTATTCAAGATGGGGAAACATTTACTGTCATCTGATATTTACATCAAAATAACAGACGTGAATACAGGAAAGTCATACACATCAAATACAGTGTCGATTACCACGAGACAATATCCAACAGTGATAATATTTCAAGAACTTTCCTTTGTTATGAGAGCCGGAAATCAGTATCGTCTGGAAGTAATAGGTTCATCTGAATTTGGTATTTATGTTTCTTATGCTCCAGAAATGTCTTTAACATTTGATGGAGTCACTGGAAATGATTCCTCGATAATATTTTCCTTTGATATTACATATTCTCCGATTAATGGAGACTGGAGCGATTGGGTATCAGGAACGTGTTCTGCCACATGTGGAGGAGGAGATGAAACACAAACGAGAACATATTTTCCTGCTGAAAATGGGGGAACAAATTACAGTGGTGATACTACTCGGATAATAGAATGTAATACAACACCATGCCCGCAAATAATATCATTTGGAGATTTTAACGACGAATGGGCATCATATTATCATATGACGTGTCAAAAATTGACCCAATATTTCACAGCATCATCTACCGGTATTGTCTCCAAATTCTCCTACAAGTTTGGAAAATATGAAACAACACCCGAGATTTATATGATATTGACAGATATGACTACCAACAAGTCCTATACATCAAGCACGAAGACAGTAGAGGGAGATCCATCTATAATAACATATGATGTGCCGAATTTTGTCATGAGAACAGGAACGGTTTACCGTCTAGAAGTTGTTAGCTCAGCTATATTTTGGTTTTATTATGGGTATTATCCTGGAATGTCCTTTACACATACTATTTATAATGCCCCCACCACTACTAATGAGTACACAATTGTATTCTCATTTGCCATCACAAATTCTCCAATCAATGGAGAATGGAGCGACTGGGTTACAACATCTCCCTGTTCTGCCACATGCGGAGGAGGAGATGAAACACAAACAAGAACATATTTCCCCGCAGAAAACGGAGGAATAGATTACAGTGGTGATACTACTCGGATAATAGAATGTAATACAACACCATGCCCTGTACCCGGAGGATGGTCTATTGCCACTTGTTCTGCCACATGTGGAGGAGGAACTGAAACTATTATTCGAGAGTGTAATAACCCACTTCCTCTATTTGGAGGAACTTGTTCTGGGTCTGCTATGACAACTGTATCATGTAGTACAACACCTTGTCCGGGAACATGGGGTGATTGGATTCAAGGAACATGTTCTCCCACTTGTGGAGAAGCAAGAACTGAAACACAAACACGCGAATGTTTGGGTCTTCCTTGTGATGGAGAAACAACTCGACAGATATCATGCCCCAGCATTCCTTGCCCTATAAATGGAGGTTGGACTACCAATTGGGTACCGGCAATTCCGACTACAGTTTCGTTTGGTAATAATCCCTATGGATATGCTATTCGTGGAAATTCCTTTTCAACTACTTTTACCTCTTCATATACGGGTATAATTAGAAAATTTGTACACAATATACGAAAGATACTGACTGGTACTCAGTCTGTGAGTATGATATTTACTGATGTACTAACTAACAAGTCTTACACATCAACTGAAACAATAATACCATCAACAACACCTCCGGGTACAACTATCCCTATTACTATTATTCCTGATACCTATGTAAATATTTCAGAGGGAAAAACGTATAAAATTCAACTGAATAGTTCAGCTGATATCGGATACGATTGTTCTCCTCAGACTGGAATGACTACTATTAGCTCACAAGGTGGGTATACAATGACCGACAATAATGTATCTTTAACATTTGCGTTTGAAGTATTACTTCCTGTAGCTGAAGGAACAGAAACTTGTTCTGCCACATGTGGAGGAGGAACTCGGTATGAATTTAAAACATGTACAAATCCTTCCCCTCAAAATGGAGGGGCAGATTGTTCTGGTAGTGGTATTCAAACATTAGATTGTAATACACAAGCTTGTCCTGTCGATTGCCAAGTTTCTGATTGGGGTGATTGTAGTAAAGACTGCGGAGGTGGCAGTCATACCAGAACAATAACAACACAACCTCTGAATGGTGGAACAGCTTGTCCGATACTTGAAGAGGCATGTAATACACAAGCTTGCCCAGTTGATTGTCAAGTTTCTGATTGGGGACCATGCTCGGATTCGGGTATTAAAACTCGTTCTATAATAATAGATTCCGCCAATGGTGGAACGTCCTGTCCGGCACTTACAGAGTTTTGTACTAATTGTAAGGTTTCCGATTGGGGATTGTGTTCGGAATCAGGTATCAAAACTCGAACAGTAATAACAGATGCCACCAATGGCGGAACAGTGTGTCCAGCACTTACAGAGTCTTGTACTAATTGTAAAGTTTCTGATTGGGGATCGTGCTCAGCCACATGTGGAGACGGAACTCAAACACGAACAATAACAACACAACCACTGAATGGTGGAGAAGCCTGTCCTACTCTTGAGCAGTCTTGTAATAATGGACCATGCCCTATTGATTGTAAAGTTTCTGATTGGAAAACATGTTCAGCCACGTGTGGAGATGGAACTCAAACTCGAGATGTTTTGGTAGCCCCACTGAATGGTGGAGAAGCCTGTCCTACTCTTGAGCAGTCTTGTAATAATGGACCTTGCCCGATAAATGGAGGTTGGAGTGGTTGGGTTTCATCGATACCAACTACAGTTTCTTTTATTGATACTACATATTCTGTCTTTACGGGGAATGGACAATCTTCTTACAGCACGTTCATATCCCCCCATACCGGTATTATTAAGAAATTTACACATAGTATTTTTGATGCAAGTCCAGTATCTCTTTATATGATATTTACAGACATGTCAACAAATGAGTCATACACGTCCGAACCAGCCGAACCCAATATAACAACATTCGATGTTCCAAATATACCAATTACAAAGGGAACTCAATATAAAGTTCAACTCCTCAGCAGTAATTCTATGAATTTTATGTATTATTATTCGCTTCATGACGGGTTGTCTACTCTGGTTATGGGAAACCAAGTACAAAATGGATCCTTCTCATTTTCATTTGAAATGTTGGCCGAAGGGATTCCTTCTTGTGAGTCTGGAAAAATTAATTATGATATACGAACTTGTATGAATCCAAAGCCACAATACGGAGGGTCAGAATGTAAAGACTCTAATGGTAATTTAGCCCTTGGAGAATCGCGAAATGCTCCTTGCCCAATAAATGGAGGATGGGCGGGAGAATGTTCTGCCACATGCGGAGCAGAAACTGAAACTATTACTCGAACATGTACCAATCCTTCTCCTCAATATGGAGGCGCAGAATGTCAGGGAGAAGCAACGATATCATGTAATACACTTCCTTGCCCAATAAATGGAGAATGGAGTGGTTGGAGTTATTCAGAATGTGATGCCAAGTGTGATTCCGAAGGAACTCGAACCATGACACACACATGTACGAATCCTGCTCCTGATTTTGGAGGAGACAAATGTATCGATTCAAAAGGAAATGAATCTCTCGAGGAAACACTTACAATATCTTGTAGTGGTCCAAATTGTCCGGTAAATGGGGGTTGGTCTGAATTTACACCATATGGAACTTGTTCTGCCACATGTGGAGGAACTATCAAACAACGACGTTATTGTACAAATCCCGAACCTCTGTATGGAGGTCAGTGTACCGGTTTTAATGGGGATATGTTGGATATGGAAGAAACAGAAATACCTTGTGGTCCGCCTTGTCCTGTAAATGGAGAATGGGGAGATTTTGTTCCAACAACAGAATGTTCGGCTACATGTGGAGGAGGAACTCGTCAAATTACAAGAGAATGTATAGGGTATTCAAACGGGGGAAATTGTGATGGTGTAACAACAGAAACTCGAGAAGAATTTTGTAATACTCAGCCTTGTCCGGTAGATGGAAAATGGAGTTCAGAATGGACCTATTCAGAATGCAATGCTCCGTGCACGGAAGGTGGAACACGAACTAGAACAAAAACATGTATAGGGTATGAAAATGGTGGATCTTGTTATGATGAGAACAATAAAGCTTTGACCATATTACAGGAAACAGTAGGATGTGATACCTCTTCTTGTCCAGTAGATGGAAAGTGGAGTTCTGAATGGACTTATGGACCATGTTCAGCCACGTGTGGAGATGGTGGAACACGAAGCCGAAGAAAAGAATGTATTGGTTATTTAAATGGTGGATCTTGTTATGATGAAAATGGTATCCGGACAACTGAGTTAGAAGAAACAGTAGCATGTGAAAACAATCCTGCTTGTCCACCGATACATGGAGATTGGAGCGACTGGTCTCCTCAAACATGTTCTTTATCATGTGGTAGAGGAAGAACCGAGACTCGAACACGAACATGTACAAATCCTGCCCCTGAATTTGGCGGAAATCCATGTTTGGTGAATGGAATTCCTTCCACTGAAGAAACTAAAACAGAAGCATGTACCAATGATTATCTGTGTACTTTTATAAATGGAACAAGTTCATGCACGATTTGTCCTCCGGAAGATGGAAAATGGAGTGATTGGATATATTCAGAGTGTTCTCCTACATGTGGATTAGTGGGAGGAATTCAAGAACGAACTCGAACATGTACAAATCCTGCTCCCGAATTGGGTGGCTCATGTACAATGGAAAATGGAGTAAGAACTGTGTTTCCAGAAATACAAAGGTTACCATGTCTCAATGATCCTTGTCCTTGGGGTGATTTTTCACCTTGTTCCGCCACATGCGGTGAAGGAACCAAAACACGAATATGTACTGGAGAAATGTGTATTGATTCTACCGGAAAACCAACAATTCAAGAGACGGTAAAATGTGATAACAAATGTCCAGTAGACGGAAAATGGGGTGGATGGATTGAAGGATCATGTTCCCCTACATGCGGACCTGGAGAACGAATCGATACACGAACATGTATACCACCTCAAAATGGAGGGGTAGAATGTCAGACTGATTCTGACGGTCATTATGATACTAAAACGGAACTATGTAATAACGGAATTTGTCCGGTAAATGGAGAGTGGGATGAATGGGAAATGGATTCTAAAACTGGAACTAAAAAACGCCTTTGTGTAGGATATATTGGTGCTGGGTATTGTGTTGATTCGAATAACCTTCCGTCACATATAGAAACAATACCATGTGAAAATCCCAATTGTTTAAACGAACCAACAGGATGGGGTCCATGGATTAATGGAACATGTTTTCCGACTTGTGGAGCTGATGGAACTAGAACCGATACACGAACATGTGGAATAGAAAAATGTGCTGGTTTGCCTACCAGAACAGTATCATGTAATGGAGGTGCGTGTCCGAAAGATGGAACATGGAGCACATGGGAATTAGATCCAACAACTGAAACCAAATCACATTATTGTATTGGTATGATAGGCGGAGGATCGTGTTTCGATTCTAATAACACTCGTGCCACTGTAGAAACAGTAGCATGCGAAACTTCCAAGTGCTTAGGATGGAGCGAATGGACTACCGGAACATGTTCTCCAACTTGTGGAGGAGGATCTCGAACTGATACACGAACATGTCTACAAAATGAAGTGGAAAAATGTGTTGGGTTGGCTACCAGAACCGAACTATGTAATAATGGTGATTGTCCAGAGGAACCAACACCTGAGGAACCAACACCTGAGGAACCAACACCTGAGGAACCAACACCTGAGGAACCAACACCTGAGGAACCAACACCTGAGGAACCAGTCGACGAATGGGATGTATGGGTTAACGGAGCATGCTCAGTCACATGTGGAGGGGGAATTCAAGTTGATACTCGTAAATGTTTGGGAACAAATTGTATTGGAGGATCAACACGTACATTATCTTGTAATACTCAAGCTTGCCCACCTGTATCTCCTACGGTAGAAAAGACTACATTAGAACAAATTAAAGATATTATAACCGAGCATCCAGTAGAAGTAGTGGCTACAGGATCGCTGATTGGAGCATTAGTATTCCTTGCCTAATATTAAAAATTTATTGCCAATAAGACAATAAATTTTACAGGTTGTAATGTTTGATAAAGTATTCCAAGTCAGATGGGACACCCAACCCCCACATTCGAGAACACATAAACACTTTGATTTTCTTTTCATCCTTGATAGCATAGTTATATACTGGACAGACATAAAACTCATTATTAACCCTATCGTTTGCCTCTATCATTTGTTTAGAGTATTTAATAAACTCTCCTGCCTTTTTCCAATAGTAAATTCCTGTAGTAGCCAGAGCACTAATCACTTGTTTTTCCTTGACCTCTATTACCATTCCATTCGAATCAAGTTTAGCATAACTCCATTTCGTATCATTGGGATTAGGCTGATGAAACACCGAGATACTTCCATCTACATATTCACTCTGGTATAGGAAGGAATTAATGTCCCATTCCAGAAATTGATCTGAATTAGCCACTAACAAGGGAACAGCAGGGTCGAGATATTTTTCTGTAAGTAGCACAGAACAAGCAGGACCTTCTGTGACTGTTGATGTTGGAACCAAGATGTAATTTTTGTTAGGAACATACTTGTCAAGAATTTCTTTTAAATGATAGTCTGGGTTGTTCATATGTTCTTCCTGAACTATAAAGATAAATTTCGCTCCCTCTACCTTGAGGTTATCAATCACGTATGAAATCATTGGTTTTCCCTTGATATCAATCAGAGGTTTAGGTTGTTTGAAACCAACATTAGAGAACCGACTACCCCTTCCTGCCATTGGAATCACAATCTGAACACTGGATAACCATCCTGTTTGGAATTTAACTTGTTTATTCTTGTCTTCATACCGATGAACATACTCCATAATGTGTGCTAGGGTTAGATGTTTGGAACTGATAACTGGACATAAATGTGCCCCTGACAATTGAGCCGACAATCTTCCAATAGGAGAGTCCTCTATTATGAGGGTTTGTTGTGGAATAAGATTATTTTCTTCCATACATTTTAGATAGATTTTAGGATGAGGTTTCGTCCATGGAAGAACAGTTTCATTCGAATAGGTTTTAATAAAGTAGTCCGAGATACCGAGCTGAGATAGAGTAGTTTCCAACGTGGCGGAAATAGAATTGGAAGCACAGTAAAGTTTATAGCCATATTGTTGTAATGAATCTAAAATAGAAGTGATTTTCGGATCAGGAACAATCCCACTTGTCAGTAAGTCAATTGTAATCTCTTGTTTTCGAGCCCATATCTGTTGATGAAGAGCTTCAGGTAAGCCCTTTTCTTTGGTGAGTAATTGTAATTTAATGCGCGTAGAACACCCGTCATACTTGGCGAGATGCTCGTCCAATCCAATCACATACTTTTCCCCGACTTCCTTGAGAGACTGATTCAATGACTCGTAATGTAGTTGTCGTGAATCAACCAAAACACCATCAAGGTCAAATATAATACTCTGGATCTTGGAGTAGTCCATTACTTGTTATCTCTATAATTTAACTCGTTATATCTTTAATTTTATTGTATCTTGTATCTGGTATTCTCCTTCTCTCATACACCAACTGGCATTCGTAATGTGGAGTTTCTCGACGGTCAATGAGGCGTATTCTTTTTGCTGGCATGAACTACACCAGTCTAATAATTTTTTCTTTTGAATATCAGAGAACTTGTTCGTCCATCTAAACAAGGTCATGTGTATTATATTATTGTTGTACAACTCTCCCGACACGAGACCTGTCTTGCGTAATTTATCTCGAATAGAATTGACATCAATCGTAGGATACCCAGCCAACAGAATACCAGTCTTGACATGAATCAACCGCTGAAATGAAATGGAATAAGAAGGAAGATTATCGGTGAAAAACTGCTTTAAATTTGTCCAATCGATAGAAGGGTAGTCGTGTGTAATCCACTCACGTGCCACGAGAAATGTATGGTGAAGTTTAGGAGAGACAAATTCGCCCCCGCTCAGAGAAGAAGTAAGCCGATTCATTTCAACATTCAAATCGGGGGAAACAGTCATGTTTCCATCACAGACGATAGCAATACATCTTCGTGTATCTGTCTGGTCAGGTAGCAAACAAGAATCATAAATGGGCTCGTTGGTTTCTAACCATTTGGTATTCCTCTGGTCCATTTCGGCGTAAATGGCATCCATTTCGGCGTAAATGGCATCCATTATAAACTTAAAATAACAATTGTTATTTTAAGTATGCCATCTATTTTTATTTCTCACCGTGGGAATGTATATGGTCCAAATGACCGAGAGAATACTAAAGACTACATTCAGGAAGCATTAGACGAGGGATTTGACGTTGAAGTGGATGTGTGGTTTATTAATGGGGAATGGTTTTTAGGGCATGATAAACCGGAACACAAGACTACATTGCAATTTCTCCAGAATAACAAGTTGTGGTGTCATGCCAAGCATCTTCCAGCCTTGTCGGAAATCATGTCAAAATACCAAGATACTATACATACCTTTTCTCACAATGAAGACCCAGTGATATTAACATCAAAAGGTTATCTATGGGTATATCCGGGATCTCCTATTGATGCACAGAGTATTTGTGTGATGCCTGAACGAGCCTTTTACTCTTGGGATGAATTACAGTCTTGTAAAGGAGTATGTTCTGATTACATTTATTTATACAGGAATCGTTTCTAAGATTGTCTCTTTACGGTCTGAATAATCCTTTTCAATGTGAGATGGAACATACATTACTACCTTTAATAGTTTATTTTGCTCGGCATGCAAGTCATAGATACACTTGACTGGTGTTTTCCTCATCTTGCGAGGAACCGATAGAACAAGAGAAGCGGATTGGGCACACTCGAGAAATGAGATTGCCAGAGAATGATACTGCTCTGCTTTCTTGGAGAATTTAAACTTTTTTTCAATGGAATAACACACCGTCATGATTAGGGTACAGATAATGGTAATGATTTGAATTGGAAAAACATATGGCTCGTTGGAAATAGACAAGGAATTCAGGGAAATAATCACGGCATTCAAGATCAGGGTAGGTATCATGATTCCAGTATCAAAGTTATGATACCTCTTGGAACATTCAAGGTATAAATGGTAGTATTTCTTTGCCTTGGTCATCATATCAAACAACTTAATCTCATCGTCATCAGACCATTCTTCTTCTTGGATACGAGACGTCCGAATATACTTGTTGATTCCTCTTGGAGGGGATGTCTTGTCTGTTTTCCGAGAAAGATCAGATATAGTTCGTGAAGGTCTTTTCGGATCCGAGTGTTTCAATATTGAACGGGGTGAAGTAATGATTGGTGGTGGAGATGATAGAGATACAGAAGCAATAGATTGAATATCAGACAACGAGCCTTCCTTACTATGCTTACCATTCATATCGTCGGCAAAACTCTCGGACATTTTACATGTTGAAATTATCAACATGTAAAATCATTTTTACTCAGATGAATCTTCTTAATCTCCATCGTATTCAGAAATAATCACATCTCCCTTGTGAGATGTGAGCACGGCAGTCCATTTACTTTCGTGTTTTTCAATGGTAAATTCTTCCCCATCATCTGAAAATAGTTTTGATACTAATGTTTCGATTGCCATTTTGATCCCAATATACGCGCAAATTATATTCTTCCGTGTATATTCTCCTCCGTCGGCATTTTCCTCTTTCAGTTCGTCGGCATTTTCCTCTTCTTTCTTCAACTCCTCTTTCAATTTGTCTACCGATAAGGCACGTAGTGTCTCTGATTCCTCATCCAAATCATCAAACGCCACGACAACATCTTCATATTCAAGAAAATCTTTTAACGTCTTTCCGATTTTCGACAACTCTTCTTCCACACTGCTCTTGAAGTGATCTCCTGAACTACCAAGCCAAAAATTTCGATCATAGATATGTTCATCCAAGAACCCCTCAATATCAGACTTGTTATTAATGCTCACAGATAGAGACATTTCTTGTTATGTATGTGGTTTTGAGTGGTAAAAACTGGGAAAAATCATTTTTTCCTCATCATCTTCCCTGTTCAAAGAAGGAAATTGCCTCTCTCATGTACATCTCAAATGTATCATCAGTCAGGTATTTCCCTCCGACAAATTCCTTGTATAATTCATCTCTAATATCATTCAATTTCGTTCGGAAAAACATCTTTAGTTTTGGCTTTTCAATCATCTCTACAGATGAAGCCATTTCATTCAGTAATTCTTCCCGATCTTTTTCGTCAGGAAGATCCTTGATCATCTTGTTCAACCGAGCTACCAAGTTCGTCTCGACTTGTTTCTTGAGTCCAATATTGATATTGAATTCCTTGTTGTCAATCACTTGAATCCCACTAAACACATTAATAAGACGGGATAGATGTCCTGAAGCACAAGTATCGGCCATATCAATCAGTTCTTCAATCAATCGTTTCTTCAACAGGTCAGATTGAGTAGACGTTGAAATCATCACCCATATCTTGAGGAATATCGAGTGAATGTTCTGAGACCCAAGATACAATGTCTGGTCGATAGCCATACGGAATAGACTCGACTTTATTCTATCAATGTTTGAGGATTGTTTATTGTTCTCATTGATGGTCTTGATCGAATTGAATTCTGAATGTGAGAGATAATACTCTTCTATTTCTTTTTGAATGTCATTAAATGTGGCCACGACAGGAAGTTGTAGGGTCATGAGATACTTGATGAACGCTTCTACGCTGGCGGAAATGGTCTCTTCATGAACGTTTTGACGGTTAGTATAAATGGTGGACTTTCCTCCCACTGACCTTCCCAACATGGTAATAACTGCGCGTCCAATCTCTTTACTTTCTGGCGAGGGACCCAGTCGTATAAGTAAATCAGCCGAGTCGGCACGCAAGTCATAGTCCAATGTAGAATCCAAAGCGAAAGACTGACAGATTTGTTCCACTTCTTTTACATCGAGCAAGTGCGAAGCATCGATTGACGTTGATGAGTGTTGGAATAGATACTGAGAAGCCAGAATACGGTATCGTGTATAAATAGATGTACATTTAACAAAGGCCAAGTGAGAGTCAATCACAAAGCAGTCCTTGTATCTTGTATTATTACACAATGACCTCAGAAACTTGTATCGAAACTCACATTCTATTGCCTTGTTGGACATCATACCATTGATGATGGGTTGAATGACTTCCTTACCATCTTCTACCTCCATACAGAATTTTAAAATCTCCATCTGAACAGATACGTTTAGGGACGACATATGAAGAGCCAAATAATGAAATCCCTTGTATGATAATTCCTTTTCATCGTCATATAATACATGACAAACTTGGTACTTGATATTCTCAGGTATATTAGAGTCCAACACAAGACTGAACAAGAGTGTTCGTGTCATGCTTGTCTGTTGTAGAGAAAATGATGTGGAAAATTTAGTAATGTATTCCATACATACATCTGAGTTTTTTATATACAGACTTTCCAGAGCTCTTATTCGTTTAGCTATAGAGTTGTCTCCGTCGCATATCATTTCAAGGAGAGTCTTCTCATCATGAATAGACAAGTCTTCGGTATCAAGTGAGCATGGAGCAAGGAGGGACGAGCCAAATGTGAGGCAAAGGTCTCCCTCAATTTTGGAGTCTTCATTTATTAAAGAAAAAATGTTCGTAGTCTCCTTCTGATCCATCTTCTTATAGTTTTATCTTGTATTTTTTAAACGTTAATTGACTATTAAATATATTTTACCCGATTTTTCCTTCTAAAAATGATTTCTTTCACGGACATAATCAGGTTTAAAAAAGAAACATTTATATCAAGCATGGATATCCTTCAATCAACTTATTCACTCCATACCATCCCTGTATTGGAGACGTCCAAGTCTTGTGCAGAGACTCTTCGCGGAAAGAATAAGACTGACAAGTTTGTTATTACTTCAGAGCCATTCCATACTCTGGCGGAAAATACTTGGGAGGGATTTATGTATTCTCATTACTCGACGTTCTTCCCCAAGAGTTCTCTTGATATCTTGTATGGTATTCCAATTTCTGTGGGGGATGCTTGTTCTATCAAGATGACATTCCATACCAAGAACTCACAAGTCGAGTTGAATTTTAATGAACAAGAAATTAACAATAATACCATCTTTTATCCCACGAGTTGGTATGGAAAGAAGAACCGCGGTTGTTCGTTCGAGTATCTGTTTTGCCCGTTCGAATGCGGTTTTCCCGTAGCCTGTTTTAACAAGGTGGATATCGAGGTGAATTCATTGTATGCCAATGATTGGAATTTCTGTGTGGCAGGAGTTATTCTCTCGGCCGAACATCGTAAGTCTCTCTTACAGACGAAGAATTTCAATATGGTTGTTGATACCGAGCCGAATAGTTCTGTCCGTAGCAAGTTGAACTACCTTCACTACAGTCAACCCAAGGAGCACACGGTTACGAAGTTGGCGATAAACTACATGGAGCCATTCATGTGTTATCGTATGGAGAACATCAAGACACTCGTAATGATGCACAAGTAAAGGAATATTTTTCATTGATATACAATGAAAAAGAACTTTCAATCTAAGAGACAAGACGAATCTCATCTTGTGAAGAACACCAAGGCAGATATAGAGACTTGATTATTGTTGTTGGATCCAAGTCTATTTTACGTCCTATGGCAACAATGACTCTTTTAATTAAGTTCATAAACAACTCTCCATTCTTATCTTTAATCAACACTCCATTAACGATATACCTGAGATTTAATGTCTCTGATATATAAACAATCATAGCCCGATTGTTTGCCCCATGAATCATCTTCCTTAGAATTTCAAGGACTATTTCTGTACCATTTTCCTGTATATTGGCTTTTACAAATGCATCGTATAGTACTTGCTCTGTCAGAGAAAATGGTATCAAGAATACCTGTTTTACTTTTATCTTTTGTTCTACTTTCTCTTCAATGGGTTTCACTCTCTGATCAACATCGTCCTCCGAATCGTCTTCACTTTCTTCCGAGTCTGTTTCTTTTTCCTCTTTACTTTCCTCTATAGATTCTCCAGTTTTTAGTTCAGATTTGGAAGGGATATGAAGAGCCTTTAAGAAATTTTTCTTATTAATCTCGTTATCAAGCCATTTAATTGACTTCCATCCGTTTACCAATGTGTCAAGCTTGTTATCATCTTCATCATCAATAGCATCTTTGTATAGAGTTTTAAACGGACTAAATGCTCCTTTCTTTACTGTCTGAATAAACATGTTTGCTCCAGAATCTAATTCTATATTTCCATCCTTCATATATTTTAAACACGAACGAGAAGCATCAGACATCATGAGCATTGGTTTTCCATCTACTTCAATCATTGGACGGATCAAATCTGCCACTCCAGATATTCCGTTTGTGAGATGTTCAACGGTTCCTTTTCTCTCACATACTTTTCTCACCATTTCTTTCGTCAGATTGTATTCAGCCAGACAGTTTTTAATGACTACGTTATTCAATGTATTGACTGATGTTGAAGGCTTGTCAATTGCCTTTTCTGTGCATTTTTTGAGGAAGGAAACTTCTTTCTCATGATTCTCTTTTAATGTATTGATTTCCTCTTTCAAATGCTGGTTGTCCTTCTCTATTAATTGTAATTGAAACTTATGTTCGACCTGTAGCTTCCCTTGATTCTCTTTTAATGTAGTGATTTCTTTTTCTAATTTCTGGTTGTCCTCTTTCAAAGTCTGTATAACTTTTTGATCATCTCTTTCAGAATCCTTTTTTGAACACACATTTTGATGCCTTAATAAACTATGCCGTACCAAAAATACTTTACTACACCAGATACATGTTAATTCATTTACTGATGGTGTCTTGCCGAGTTCTTTTTGTTTTATTAGGCATTTCTTATTTTTTGTTTGATGTGTCTTGAGAGATGTTTTTGTCGCTAAAAGAGACTTACAAAATTCACATTGAAAAGACATTTATACTTAACAATTACGGCTTTAAATAGAGTTTCACAATGTTTCACAAAATTTTACAATTTGTGAAACATTGTGAAACTCTAAAAATATGCCCCATATGATGTGAGCAATATAAAAGTGTATTGTTTTTTATAGTTTCATTCTTGTCAGGAGATTGTCTCTATAATCCGAACATTTACCAATTTCTCTTTATGAAACCAAAAAATCATAAGAAAAAAACTTTTTTATTGATTTCTTCAGAATAACAATCAATAAAAACATGATTTTTCCCACCTCGACTTTTAGATACTTATCACGGGCGTACCGGAAGCCTATAATTATACGATGAAAATATTAATCAATTTATAAATAAGGGTCAGATTTTTTTTTCACACACACAAATTTCTGTGTGTGTGAATTTATACGGGGGTCTAGTCTTCATCTGAATCAATATCTTTTAAATGACAACAGTCCTCTCATGTAGGTGACAATAAAAATATTGATGCTCATCCAACTCCATAAAGTCTGTTAATACCCAAAGAACCGAGCACACGGCAAGTAGGAGAGAATAATTTATTCATTCAACATAGGTATTCCATTGTGTTCACAGCACTCGGCACATTTGAGCAGATCATTTAGTGGTATTTTTCCAGTTCCAATCGGGGCATGTCGATCCACACAACATCCCTGATCCTTGGCACTGTCATTAAAATGAACAAGTTTCACACATGATTTCCATTCAGGTTTAGAACAACAAATATTCAAGGCTTCTGATGGGAGTATTCCTGAAGCAAACACATGACACGTATCCACACAGACACCCAGTTTCTTACTATGAAAGGACTCTACAAAATCCAATAGTTCAGAAACAGTTGTTAGTGTTTCCGTTCCTTGACCAGCAGGTGTCTCGAGAAGCAATGGGCACTCTTCAGATGAAGATTCCAGACATGCTTCTATATTTTTTCGCATATTTTCTAGTGCATCCTTTTCTTTTAATTTACAAGACTTTCCCACATGAACTACTACTCCCTTGGCTCCGAACCTCTTGCAATAACTCAAATGTGCTTGGATACACTTGATAATGTAATCGTCCTTGATTTTTGCCCTCTCAGAACATAGATTCAAGATATATGGAGTGTGAACAAAGACCTTTAATTTATACTTGTTGACAATCTCTAAACTTTTAGAGACTTCTTCCTCGGAAATAAATATTTTAGAAGAGCGTCCAAACATGATCTGAATGGGAAGATGTGGTGCTGAAATCCATCCTATGAATGTTTTCGATAATGACGGCTTCTTAGAGACATGACTCCCGATGGGAAACTTGGGATCCATTTTCACACACTTCAAATTTCTTTTTATTTTATGACAATCTAACAGGTGAAAAATCATTTTTTCTAAAACTTGAAATACACTCGAGAGTATGTTCGTATTCATCTTGTGGAACATATAAATCATACTTGATCGTGGACAAGAATTCTATCTCTAAATCATTAAGTTCCTTGGCTGGTATGCCCCCGAAATTCGCCATGATTTTGTTAGACAAGTATACATCATCAATAAACTTGGATGATACTAGACATGCTACCAAGACAAGTTTATGTACGTTCAGTGATGTTAATTCTATGTCTTGACAATCACAAAATTTTCTCATGTAAATCGTGGCATTCACCAGTCCTTCGAAAGACAGATGTGAGTGATTCATAATGTATTGTATGTATTCCGCGATCGGATATGTACAAGGATAAAATGTATCGAATACAGTGAGTTTATCATCTGGAATATGAGTCCATGAAGACACATAGGGAATGTTCTCCATGATATCAGTGATTGATGAGATTAGTTTCACTTCATTCTTGTCTCGATTTTCTGGAGATATATTGAAGCGTTTTACCTTGCCAACTTTTTGTTCCTTTTCTTCAATACAGGGTGATGCCTCGATTGAATGTACCTCGTATTCACTGGGGGAGGAATCTATTGTAAGTTTCTGATATTTGATACTCATTGTTGTATCGTAAATGTTGTGGATATTTAATACGTAAAATCATTTTTTTGTAAGCAATATATTGTGTGTAAAAATGATTTATTCCAGTTTTCTGTGGTATATTTTACACGATGGATACTCTAGCATATGTGTGGTGCAAGCCATCTCCACTCTCTCCACCACTTTCCCCATCCCCATCTCCGAAACTTTCCCCATCTCTCTCTCCACCATCACCGCCACTTTCCCCATCTCCACTCTATGGATGTAGCGAGATACTTCAGGGAGGCGATGGATTCATTCAACTGGTTATAAAAAATAACAAGTTGTATTTTTCATATACCAAAGTAAAGGACAACTCACCCAAGAATAAAAGATTGAAATCAAAAAGACAATCGAGACGAAAACGACCGTATACAAAAGAGAAAGTTATACACATACAAGAGAAGGAAGTAATAGTGAAGACCAAGGATGAGTTGGACATGATTATATATAAACTAAATCATATTCAGATCAAAGAGTAACTTTATTTTTGGCGGGAACTGTTCCCGCCAAAAAATGATTTTTTCTACATTTATATGCTCTACTACTACGAATACCAAGATGACTACTGTTCTCCCAATCACAGTGAGTGTTGAGAAGCAAGACGAGACTTATACCATCAGGAAATATATTGTGTATTTTACATCATCATTATTAGCCATGGTCTTGATGGCAGGAATTGTTGTTTTCTCATACTATATGTACACAATGAATGCCCCAGCTGACGTTCAATGGGTTGATTCAAAATGTAACCTTACAAGTATCATCTCTGTCTTCAATTATACATGTGAAGGTAAAGAATGTGTGGCGTGTTCGTATGATGCATGCGAGATTACCTCCTCCAATTCTGTTGCAGTTTGTGAGCACATTACATATAATATTCAGGGGAAAACGTGTCAGAATATTGGTGTATATCCCTGCTACCATAATACAGGAACGAACCATATCAGTTCAACACATCTCGAAGATCGAAAGGCTATCGATATGGTGACGGTACAATTTGCCATTACCACAATTGTTATATTTGGAGGACTACTGTCGGCAGGTGTTGTAGCTCTAATCTTTATCATTCTACAGCATGCATTCAAGTTATAAGAGCGAAGCGAAAGGCGGAGACAGAGTGAAACGAAAGGAGTAAAACGACAAAGCGAAAGAAAAATGATTTTTCGAGGTTTTGGTAGTGAGATATCACTTCCCTCAACTCATTCGCCCTAAGAATGCCAAACACAAAGGTTTATGAGAGTGCCTGTGCTACCGGAGCCAATATTTGTCTTGATCATCTGGAGCGACCAGAAATAATAGAATACATGTATGGTTTATGTGATGCCTATGCAGAGTTGAGAAAACTATATGCAAATAATGTGGAATACAAACAACAATACACGGAGAAATGGACCGCTATTATGTCGATTGGAGACCATCTGAACTTTTCTCGCGACTTTAAAGTAATCTTTGAAGAAGTCCTCACGGATATGATTGTAGACAAGGACACGGTTGAAGTTAAAATCACACAGAAATCTATAGGCGTTGTTCATCACCAAATCTTTACCTAATAAATGGTTTATTTTTTATACAGCACTAATACAACAACGGCAATTATTCCAAATATTAATATAGGAGATGTTTCGGGCTGACCGTTCGGGGGCTGTACTTGCTCATTCCCAGAACATGGTTGTGTATTACATGGTTGAGATAGAGGGCATAACTTCATCCCTTCCTCAGAAATAACACGCCCTCCACCAAGATCCAAAAACTGTCGTGTTTTGGTTCCGCTACCACAAGTTTTAGAACATACAGACCAAGTAGTCGTGGGACAATCTTGATATGTTTCGGGCTGACCGTTCGGGGCATCATTCCCGGAACATGGTTGTGTATTACATGGTTGAGATAGAGGGCATAACTTCATCCCTTCCTCAGAAATAACACGCCCTCCACCAAGATCCAAAAACTGTCGTGTGGTGATTCCACCACCACAAGTCTGAGAACATACAGACCATGGAGTCGTGGGACAATCTTGATATTGGTCACACGGTTGAGTATTACATGGTTGTGATAAAGGGGTTTGAGAACAATCCATTCCTGTAGGTGCCTCTCCTGTTAATTTTCGTGTTTGGGTTCCACCACCACAAGTCTGAGAACATACAGACCAATCAGTTGCTGGACAATTACCCATTTATTATATATAAACTTTTAAAAAATAATATAATTTATCTACAGAATTTCCATGGGAAAGTTCCCATGGAAAATTAAAAATACTTAAAGCGAACCGGCAACTCCACCGCCTCCACCCGCTTTGTCTACAGCCTTACTTACAACATCCATTCCTCCAGATTTAAAGAAATAATAAATAACAAATGCTGCCACAATCAAAAAGACAATAATGATATTTTGATACGGACCCATGAAAGCATCCACGATTTTTGTCAGCCCATTTGCTATACTGTCGACGAGTTTGTCTATTCCCTCTCCTTTTACGTCTTGTTTTACGTCAGTCTTGAGTACAAGGTCGTTTAATGACTCATCTTTTTTAATGGCACTCATCAGAGCATTTGAGAGACAATTTCCGACTGCCTTGGCTTGTATACTCGAATCAATAGTAGAGGTAATGTTTGGAGTTTTAAAATCTTTGATGCTTGGGGGTTCTTTTCCATGTTCATATGCCAATTCTGCTGCCATTTTCCATGCTTCATACATTGCCTCCTTGTCTGCTGTACAATCTAACTTGTTAAAGTGTAATGTTCCATCGTTAGATACGTTGACAGCCAAGGCACAATCATTAACCACTTTTGATGTGATGGTAGTATCCACAATATTATTAATTTTATTTTGTATATTTGTAATGTTCTCTGTCTTGTCTCCTACGGCTGTAGCCAAAAACCCTGACGTCTTACTTTGTGAGTTCTTTATTTCCTCATCAATTGCATTTTTCATTTTGGTCTGGAGATCACTTATGTTTGTGAATGCTGAAGAGGCATTCAGGGCACAATCCACTACAGATTCCAGATTTATATTAGTGACAACGTCGCAACTATTAATAGGCCCATCATAACTAACACTTGCCACGTTGCTGGTAACACATGTAGTTGTACTATCACTTTGTGCTTCTGATGATATGTTGGTCATTTGCTTGTTCATTATCTCTGTAAGTTGATTCAATTCGTTCTTGCTAGTGTTGTTACCCATCTTACTAATAGAGGAAATAAAAAATATTTATTTCCTCTATTAGTAAGATGGGTGACTATGCTTTATTGAATAATGGAAAAGGAACATCTTCTCCTGTGATGAAAGTGACAGACTACACCGCTTCAACATCAAATTCATACGGTGGTGGATCAGGAGGTCAATTTAACGTCAAATGTTCAGACGGCGATTCTTATATTTCGGAACTTTTCTTGAGAGGAAGTGTGGCAGTTGATCATATAGGAGCCAGGTGCGCAAAAGATACTGGAACAATGGATTATACTGTTTTTGAAGGGAAAGATGTCGGCGGTAATGATATTGGACAGTATGAGGTTCAGAGTCGGCGGGAATGTCAAAGAATTTGTGATAGTAATTCGAATTGTAAAGCAGCAACGTTTAATCCCAATAACAGTCAGTGTTATATAAAGGCAATGGGAGTGTGGGACGGTAAGGCATGGTCAGGGATAAAACAACGAGATGGAACAATGAAAGAAATGGAAGGTAAGAATATTCCAGAGGCAGAGGCTTATTCAGACACATGGATAAATACAAATGAATGCTCTGCCAAATGCCAAAGCGATGACAATTGTTTATTTTACACGTGTTGGAATAACAACCATTGTTATTTACAACGTCCAAGGGGGTATACATCGGATTATATGGTCAAGAATGAAGGTATTTCCGGAGAAGTTGTTCCGGCAGGTTCATTCATAGAAAAACATCCGAAATTACAAGAAGCCGGTGGATGGGGTGGATGGAGTCCGGTAGGAGGGGAATGTCCGGGAGGATTTACAAGAGTTGACGTACAGCATGGAGGTTTCATTGACAATCTTAAATTTATTTGTGGATCAGATGTTATCTCGGCAGGAGGTTCAGGTGGAACACAAACCCAATTTCAATGTCCTGAAGGACAATTCTTACAGAATATTGATGGAAATGCTGCCGGCAATATTACTCGAGTTCAATTCCATTGCGGATATAAAGGAGTAAATTGTGACGACTATAAGAATGTCTTTTCTCCTGCATGTAAAGGCTGGTCTGATGCTCCTGAAAACAAACAACCATATATTGATAATGCGAGGAAATTCTGCTCAGAAGGAAATAATATGGAATTGGTTAATGGTATCACAAAACCATGTCAGGATTTTTGTAAATCCAAAGGATGTGATGTATCAATGATGAAGTATTGCGGGCAATTTACTCCAGAACAAATCATTAAAGAAAAAAATTATGTAGATGTTTTATGGACTCTGGAGGACGAGATACATTTTACAGTGACTTTATATCTACTGTGGCCAAAGGTGATCCTCTGGCGATTGCTTCTATTACAGATAGACCCAACTGTGTGTATCCTCCATGTGCCGATGCATTATCAATTAAAAAACAAGAAACAATTGGTGGTCCAGCATGTAAGAGTACCAAATTAACACAATGTATAAACAATGTTAATTTCAATGCCAATATTTCCGATTCAGACGTTGCCACTAATATTATTAACAATTGTGGGAATGAATATCTCACTGATGATTGTGTCATGTCAGCATGGAGTGCGTGTTCAAAGACATGTGGAGGAGGAACCAAGACACGAACAATTCTTAATCCAGCAAAAGGCAGTGGGGAAGCATGTGGAGCACTTTCTGAAGCATGTAATACACACGCATGTGGAACTCCTCCTGTCACTGATCCTACTGACAAGCCCCCTACCGCTCCTGTAACACTTCAATCATTGATTGACAAGTTCAAAGCCCTTCCGCAAGAACAACAGATCGTAATAGTAGGGGCAGTTGGTGTGGCAGTGTATATTCTCATAAAATAAAATTCTTTTTCTTGACTATCAGTAATGGGAAACCTTATCAATAAACTCACATCCAATCTACAAACATACGCCAAAGAGGCTATTGTATTTTTTGCTCTCATTTATGCCCTTCATGTCCTTGTGTTTAGGAAATTGGTGGCTATACTAAAAATGCCACCGATAATTACTGTATTGTTATCTGGTTTAATTTGTTTTGGTATATTCGTTTGTGCGGAAATGGCTTGGTTATATTACTCTGAAAAATGCCTCAGAAAAGTTGACGAGAAAACGAAAGCAGTAGAAGAATGGAGCTTGTATCTAAAGAGAATGTTTAAACAAACAGTCATGTTATTCAGTCCTTATCTATTCTATTACATGTTTTTGGTGGCGGGTACGGCTGTTCCTGCCTTGTTTATGTTTCCTCTCGGACGTATTGCTGCCGGAACGATTGGGAAAATAGTGCTGGCTTTTATTATGGCAGGAGCAGACATGATATACATGTGTCCTGCATAAATTTTCTTGTTATTATACAATAACAAGAAATGATAGTCGCTTTTTACTCTGTGAGTTCCTGTGTAGCCACCTTCTTCTTAACCACCTTCTTAACCACCTTCTTTTCCGGAACAGGAACTGGAGCCTCTTCTGAAACAGCAGGAGTCTCTTCCTTGGGTTCGGTCATCATCTCAACCTTGGATGAACAAGAGACTTGATTGTGTAGCAGGCGACGTTGTCCCACTTGCAGAGGGAAAATATCACATTCAGTTAATTTACACTGGAACGTCTTGACAGCCCCAAAGTAAATACTCTCCAATTTAATCAACGGAGAACAGTGAAAATAGTTCTTGGAAGTCTTCGTTGATAGATACTTGAACGGGTCGACCTCAACCATCTTTCCATTCGCATCAACCTCTGAAGCCAGATAGAATACAGTTCCAACAGATGCCGGAATAACCTCATTACCCTTTTTCTTCTCAGGGAACTCGATGAGTTTCGGAGACATGGTTGGACCTTTTCCCGGAACCTTGCTTCCGAAATTTGGATTCTTTTGCCCGTCAGGAGTGATAGCCTTCTTATCCGTCTCCCAATATACCATGTTATCCATCTTGTCTAAATGAGATTCATTTAGTTTGGCAACTCCCAACTCAGCCTTGTGCTCGAGGAGAAATGCCTTTCCAGCTTTAATAATTTCTTCCAAGACTTGAACTCCTTGCTCTTGTTCTGGAGTAGGACCTTCCTTGTTATACAGACAAACACTTACTGAATGTCCGGTAATTTTCTTTGTTTCTAAACTTGTCAATTCTTGAACACCAAAAGAAAACATTGGTTGCTTCCATTTCAGATAAAGATCTGAGACGGTTCCATCTGGATTCTTGGTACCAATAGGGACTGATTTGTAACACATGTTTGAGTTTGGAATCTTGCGTTCTTCGGGCAAATCAAAGTGAATATTTTTCGAGTCATACTCATCGACATAAACTACACAGGGGGCACTGCGCTTAACTTTGGTTTGTTTGGTAGCCATTTGGTTCTGAAGTTTGAAAGTAGATTGGTTTTATAAGGGAAATAAGGCTTTATATTTTATATATTCTAAATTATTCTTTTGAAAAATCATTTTTCGAAAATCTAAAATATGGATTTTTCCTCTCTTGTGTCTCTCTAAAAATGATTTATAAAGTCATTATAGATTGAGAAGAAAAATGTCTCTCAATACAGAAAGTCATTATTATCGTGGAACGTCAGAGGAACCATTCCCGTATTTAGGATGGAAAGAATATTTAGAATATACTCTCGATGAAACTACCGTCAGTGAGTTGGAAGAGTTTAAAGACAAGTTGTCTACCAAGCATGAATTGTTGGTGATTAGCGGTCCAGAATCATCAGGCAAGTCGACTCTGATTAAAAAATTCACAGACACATTTTCCAAGAATGATTATTCTCACATGCTTCCGGCACTAATCCCTTACTTGATGTATGACAAACAATACAGGGACTTTATGTCGAGTAAAAAGTTTCTAGTGTTGTCTGTAGATGTCACGAAGAAAGACCTGAACTTTCTTCTTCAACTTACAAGCGTTATTGTAGAGACAAATTCTCGAGAGATTTATTCTCCCAACTGGAACAACATGACGATCTTCATGCCCAACATTTACAAGTCATAAGTACCTTTGTACTCCGTTCCTCGTATACGCTCGGTATTTCAAGTGAATATTTTCACTTGAAATAAAAGGTGGTTTAAAAGTTCAATTATGTATACAAAGACTTTCTAATGAGTACCGCTAATTTTGTTGATTTAACTGAACGAGTAACTCGGTTCACGACAGGAAGTAAGAATGGAACAGTTAACCCCACTGATGCAGGTATGTTGGTGAGTCAGTTGTTTGAAATGCTTTCCGAGCAAAAGAATGTTCCTATTACTGATCGTTATTTCTATGATAATTTTTCTATTGTAGCGTATGGGTCTGATCCGGAATTAGCCTTTGACAAGAGCGTCAAGGCTATGGAGTCACTGGAATGGGATGAAACTAACCTCAAACGGTTGAGAACCAACCAACATTTTTCTATTCCAAAAATTTACGAACGTTTTTCGGGGTATAGTCCGAGTGAGGTTGGTAAGATGGTTGAGTTGTTATCGGATACGAATTCTCAGCGTCCCATCACGGTTACAATGACGTCTTGTAAGAGATTTTCATTGTTTCAAAAGACTGTTAATTCGTTTCTCAATTGTTGTCTCGATAAACACTTGATTAATAAATGGATTGTGGTGGATGATAACTCGTCCAAGGAAGATAGAAAGGCAATGAAGAAATTATACCCATTCATTTCTTTTGTCTGGAAGAAGCCCGAAGACAAGGGACATCCTCGTAGTATGAATATCTTGCGAGACAAGGTCAAGACTCCATACTATTTCCACATTGAAGACGATTGGAGTTTCTTCCGTAAGGAAAAGTTCTTTACTAATTGTCTGAATGTGTTGGAAGAAGATCCAAAATTCGGACAGTGTTTGTTGAATATCGGATATGCCGAGGACGAAGGTTGCTGTCGGTCGACGGGACCAATTCTTAAGCAAACCAAATCCATGCGATACTATGTCCATCTATTTTTATCTGGGAAGGAGTTGGAGGAATATTCCGTCAAAACAGATGGGCGTCATTGTGTGTATTGGCCTCACTATTCCCTTCGTGTAGGTCTTAATAGAACAAAAGTTTGGGAGGAAATTGGACCGTATAACGAGAAGTCTTCTCATTTTGAAATGGATTATGCTTATCGGTATACACACAAGGGGTACGCAACGGCATTTTTGGATAACATTTTCTGTTATCATATTGGGAGAAAAACAACTGAACGAGATGATACTACCAAACTCAATGCATATGACCTGAATGGAGAGACACAATTTGGACTCCAAAAAGAAAAGAAAGTTGAACCCAAGGTAGAGGCGAAAGTTGAGCCCAAAGTTGAACCCAAAGTTGAACCCAAAGTTGAACCCAAAGTTGAACCCAAAGTTGAACCCAAAGTTGAACCCAAAGTTGAACCCAAAGTTGAACACAAGGTTACTGAAAAGTTAATTGTAGATGAACTGAAAACTATTCCTCCTCTCGAACGAAACGAAAAGAAAGAAGAAAAGAAGGAAGAGAAAAAGGAAGAGAAGAAAGATACACCACCTATTCAATTAACTTTGGAAGAAGAAGAAAAACCGCAAGTTGTTCAAGGTGGAGCAGCTGGAGGTACACTTTATGTACAAGCCCCTGTTGATACCGATGTTCGTCCAGCCAATCTTCCTAAATATGATACCAAGCATATCATGTCAGTTCAAGTTATTAATTTGAAACGACGAGGAGACCGTAGGAAAACATTTGCCGAGACCAATAAACAATTGGAACGATTACAGTATCAGTTCTTCGAGGCAATTGATGGTAAAGACCTTGTCATGAATCAACGTGTATGTAAGTTGTTCGAGACTGGTGATTTTAATTATCGCCGAGCAATGATTGGATGCGCAATGAGCCATATCAAAATATGGGCATGGTTGGCGTACACTGAAAGTGTTAATTCTCTTCTTATCTTGGAGGATGATGCCGTTATGTGTCCTGAATTCGAGAAACGATTTTCTCAGGCAATCGAACAACTACCACCTGACAAATGGGATGTATTGTTCCTTGGCCATCATCTGTATCCTCAATACCGCAAGCCAGAGGATCGTGCCACTGATAAATTCCCAATTGTTGAACAATGGAATAAGCAAAAATGCGAGACATATTCCATGGGAGGAACTGCCGGTTATTTCATCTCGAAACGAGGAGCAATTAATCTCTTGAAATATATTTTACAGAATGGTGTTACAAACGGAATTGACTGGTTGATGTTCAAGACAGCCGATACCCTTTCTATTAACTATTGCTATCCTCATATTGTGTATTCTGAATGTCCTACTCCTACTGAACTTCCCGACAGTGATATTCAATATGACTATGATAGACTCCCCGTCAATCCCGACTCTTGGATGAATACTGATCTGGAATATTGGAAGAAGAAATTAAACACCACAACTACCCATTATATTGTTAAACCAGATACCAATGACTTTGGAGAGGTTAAAGACGATCCAACTTCAAGCATCGTCTTTACAAATATGATACCAGACAAGGACGTTCTTCTGTCCAAGATAACATTTATTCGTATTGATAAAATGTCCAAGGAAGAAATCCATAGTCTATTCACACGTCTCTCGCAATTGCCTGTAAAGTTCTATTCCATCTTAAAGTCCTATATTGTTTCTATTTCTCAGATCAAAGTCACTCGGGATATTGAGGCAGAAATTACTTTCGATGGCTTCCTAAATCTAATGAACCCTGTTTGAGCGAAGCGAAGGAGGCTCGTTCTCTCCTTCAATCGAGCCTACGGCTCTCCGTGCTTCGCACTCGGCTCGTATTCTTGTTTGAGATTTCAAACAAGAATTTCATTACAAGTCAGTAAACTCTTTCCCGTATTCAAATATCTTGTGTAGCGAAAGCATTCTATGAATATTGTGTCTACAACAAGTTCTGTCCATTTTCACCATACCAATTTGAACCTGACTTACCTTTAACGAGAGAGTCTTGATTGCATGTTTTAAAGTGTCATGACCAAGTAATGTGGTTTTATCTTTTGAGAATATAGAAACGAGCTCTTTTGACCCACAACAATAACAGTCTATGACACTAGGAACAGCAATAGCAAACATGTCGTTAGGGTATCCCATTGTGCTTCCATACCCAATAATGATTTGTTTATTTGTTAGACCAAGTTTCGAGAACAAAATAGCAAATCCGTAATCAATATCGAATCTTGTCCTTACAACTAAATCATAATGAAAGTTGTGTGTCTCCTCGTAGGTTTTTCTCAGTTGATTGCACCCTGATACGGTTATTAACCCATTAAATGAATGTTCCCAAGAATTTACCGGATGAGGTGAGTCTTTATTCATACGCTTTATTAGGGATGATTCCTCTTCTGTAAGAGACCTAATATTATCCTCTGTAATTTCCATTATTCTTACAGGAATTCCCGACATCAGATTGGTAATAGCTTGAGTCGACAATCTTGTATCAGATTTTGCGTCAATCTGGTGATACGTCTTACAAAACACATCAATCTGAACTTCTTTATCACACAATAAATTGTCGATAAAACTCTGCTTTACTACAGACCATGTTCGTAGATATCCGGAAATACAAATGGCTACCCTCATCTTGCTTTATATCTACATGTATTTAAATCTATTTGTTGCCTGCGTTAATGAATTGGGAAAACAATTCTTCTACTGTATCATTGCACGAACATGCTTCTCCCTGAGCCATGTCTCCTCTCTCATTCTTGAACATTGTAACTGTTTTTTTCTGTGCATCATATCGATAATATGGTATGCGTTCAGATAGTATTCCCTCGACTATCTGTTCCGGTTTTTTGTATTTAGATTTTTTGAGTTTCTTAAACACCTTATTATCTTTTACTTCATCGATTAAACCTTCCAAAAGAATTCGAATATCATGACGTTTATTCTCCCAAGAAGACGGGTGATACTTGCCATTTATTTTTATGGATGACAGTCCAAAGTCAATGATAATAGGGATACGATTTGTAGTGATGGTTATATACGAGTTTTTCCATGGGTATTTAATTGTCATGGGCTTTTCTGTCTTAAGAATCATGACGTTAGATGTATGTAAATCATGGTGTTCAAACTGGCACTTTTTAGAAGCGAAATCCAGAGCCAAAAATGTCTGTAAAAGAACAATCATAATCTCTCCATGGGACAGTTCTTCCTTCTTTATCAATGTAGAAAGGGTTTCTCCCTTGACCATCTGTAGAATAATATACGGAACTATTTCTTCTTTAGATTCAGAGTCACACATTGATTCATTCACATCCATGTCCTCGGTAATTTTATTACAATGATACATTCCAAATGTGTACATAAAGTTGGGAATAAATTCCCTCAACTTGTTTAGTTCCAATCCGACCATGTATTCTCTGTATACTGTATCTTCGTATCCAGTATTGGCGTATTTAATAACCACTCCATTTTCCTCTTTATTTCTTTGGTGAGAAGCACTTCCTGACAGGGATGTTTTCAGAACAGTTCCAGCCCCAGATTCATCTCCAATCTTTTTAAACAAATCAAACCACCCATGGAATCTTCCTTCCTTGGGAGGGTTCTTTTCCGTCCGTTCCAACATGGCTTGAATGACACACTGAACCATTATCATTACAGGATAACAACAATAATTACGAGTAATCCATTGAGACATTAAATGGATTTGAAAATCTTGTATGGCTTGTGGAGAGGACAATAGAGCTTCAATATCGTCTTTTTGTAACTCACACTTGTGAGGTTTACTTGTCATAATAACAGTCAGATATTCCTTGATTTTCTTCTTATCTTCTTCTGTTAGTTCAGCGGGAGATGACATTTATTTATAAGAAACATTTTAAAACTGATTTTTTCCAACATTATAAAGGCAGGTTAAATGGCAAGCAGAACGGCGATGCGCGATTGTGAGTGTGAGCCGAAGGCGGGGCGAAACATCGAAGTCCCGATGGAAGCGACCGAGTTGAGAGTAGATGGGAATAAAAAAGTCTTTCCCCTGATCTTCTTCGAGGGGCTTGAACATGAGATAGTCATCATACATAGAATAGATGTTGTTTCCTCTACCAAGACAACTATCTTGAGTATGACGGTAAAGGACAAGGAGAAAGAGAGCAAGTATAAGATTTCGTGTTCCAAACAGTATGCCAAGGAAGGTCAATTTAACTTTTATGGAGCGCCACAGAATCTAAAAGTGTATCTAGTCAAGCTATTTTGGAAGGCAGAATCGTATGTTTTGACACAGTAATTTTATTGATATATTCATCGATAAAATTACAAGACGAACTCGTCAGTCATGTGGAAACTTTTTATTCCGTCATCCTTTCTTCAACTAAAATCTCTGCATACACTTTCTCTAAGAACCCAGTGAATTGTTCTGAAAACATATCACTTGATTTCTCAGTCTTTTTCAAGATAGAATAATATTGACACTTGGTGATTTCATGACCCAAAATACCTTCGATACACTCTTTATCGAACCAACTTGGAACAACCACATGCATTGAAAGAAGGCCAATCATGATACTCTTCTCGTCATCTGTAAGAGCTAACATAAAGTTCTCCATTTCACGAAGTTTAGCGGAAGTAGTCATCTTGTTATTTTATACAGGACTTTCCTGTATAAAATCATTTTTTTCTTCTTCTTTACCTGTTAATGATATGGAGAGACTAGAATAAACCGGCATGTACAAATCATCACTCGCTCAAGGCAAAATATTCATCTTGAGCAAGACATGATGGTCTCCAATACACACACCATTCATTTTCTTTATTAGTTGGAACCATTCTCACTTTGGATTTTTGATTTACGCCCCAAAACCTCTTATATAACTGTTCTACCGATGGATTCTCTCCATCAATCAATAATTCTTTTTGTGCCTTATGATTCTTCCTATGGATCTTTTTGACACCAAGTACATCTTTACAAAATTTAATGGCATCCTCTTGAGAGTTGAATGTCTCGTATTCCTTATCAAGAGGATCATTATTTCGTTTCTGTTCTTTCTTTTCCTCACAGTTCCTCTTGGGTTTTTTAAAATTACCAACCGATTCCTTATTACCGATAGGACTTAAATACTCTTCTCGTGTAACGATAGTATTACTGTGATGTTTTGGTAGGTTTTCAGCACATTCTTCCATTGCAATACATCGTTCTCTTATAATTCTTGGACAATATACTTGTGTATTGCAGTACGTCTTCCATGATTTCATTCTTCCGGTAATACGGCCAACCAATTGATATATATCACAATTAAATAAATCTATGTGACCAAATATAGCAGAGGTGAATGATCCCAATTGTTCATTCATAAGAGTCTGTCCAACACTTAGGCATTTAAAGCCAGTAATAACAAGAGGGCGGTCTTTAAGATTGTATTCATGGATTCGTTTAGAAAGAGCATTACATATTTCATCCCCTTTTGGATCTAAAAGTATTGTTTTGGTGATATCACCCTCTTTGAATGTTATAGACTTGTCTGTACCATTTAGTGTACAAACTACTGCATTGGATTTTAATTGGAGTATTAAATTCTTTACATATACATGAGTAATCTTTCTCTCTAATGCTGGAATGAATGTTCTGGATCCGTCTCGTAAAATAAGAGGAAATTTTGTTAGTGTAGTATAAAGAAATGATGTATCCTTCTTTTCTTCATCAAATGTATTTTCACATTCATCGACATCAATATATTCCATATCTTTACACCCAACATAATTCTTCTCTTCTAAATGCCCATAGTCTATCATGGGTATATTTTTCCATTCATTATCATCCCATACACTATTCGGGGTAGCAGAATACCCAACAATGCTTTTAACAATATCTAACCTACTTAACTCCATAATATTGGGGCGAATTTTTCCCATGTATTTATGAATTTCATCATAGTAAATAAATATACGGGAGATTTCTGTTCGTTTCTGGTTCCAAAGTTCACTGAACTCATGACAGAACGTAACAACGTCGTTAAATCGTTTTGAGTTACTACATACAACGATAACACGTGGATGTGTTCTCTCGTCGGATGTGGTACAGAGATACTGCAAGTGTGCTCTGTCCTTTACATGACGATATTTATTACCATCCTTTTTATCGTACTTGGATGCCAATACAACCACAGATCCGTTTCCATAGGTCTCTTCTATACTGTGTAAGCGGGATGAAAACTGATCATTATTACCCAATGTATTCATAGTACAAACCAAATGAATACTGCGACCATCTTTTTCGTCTCTGTTGATCTCGCATTCTATTGCCTTGATTGCCATGAAGGTTTTACCGAATTGGGTTTTTAAAACACATAATTTACATTTCAATTGGGTAAGATGGATACCATCTTTTTCCTCTCTGTTGATAGCACTTTCAACTGAACGAATAACCCTGCCTAAAACACATAATTTACGTTTCAAATGTTCCTTACTCTCTGGTTGCTCTTGCTCTTGAAAATTACTGGAAAATAAATCACCAATGAAATTACTAACATCTTTACCCTTTGTAGCGTCCTTTAGTATCTGGATAAACGAATCCATGGTGTGAGGATCCATACCACTGATATAACTGGGAAAAATCATTTTTATGAGGGAAATCTCTCATAAAACCTTAGTTTCAGTCATGACTTCCCTCATTGAGAGGAAATCCCTCTCTAAACTAGTCTTTATTGTTTGTAATGTCGGTATACAAGATAAATAATTACCAGCATACAGATTCCTGTAATCCCACAGAGACAATATACAATGATATCATGTATGTAATTTGATTCTGGAATAACATCATCCCGATATATATCATCAAGGTTATATAGTACTTCAGGGTCGGCTATTTTAAATGCGTGTGTGATGTAAATTCCCTCTTGTTCTATACCACACGTATTGTTCCCTCTTTCGATACGAAAATATCCATGTTCTCCCCACTTGGTTCCATAGGAATTTTTTACAATCCAGTAGTCTATACCTCTCTCTACTCCATACCCAATAATATTTACCGCATGGTCAAGGGTTAATGGCTCAGAACAAGAAGAAGACTTGATAATTCCTGATGAATAATCTTTTAGACCGCGAGAATCAACACTTGCCGTGATGGTATGTGCCTGTAAAATATACAAGAAATATTCGGCACTGTTTGGAAGCACTACAACATCATCAATATTCACCACTTGTCTGGAAGGCTTGCAATCTTGTTGTTGTGCCATGTATTTTCCGTAAGAAACAGAGGCTACTACACCATACTTTTGAATATATTTCACTAAATGAAAGGGAATTCCGCCCAGACATGGATCGCTCTTATCCCATCGACATTCCACACAACAATCCAAGATTTGTTGTTCCGATAACTTGATGGTTTGTCCTGTTTGGATCGATAGAGTGCTTTCTATCATGGAAAGAGTTGAAAACACCCAACACACTCCACATTTTCTCTGGTTATAAATGCCATTGATATGGTTGGTTGAATTATAATTTCTCCAGTCCAAGTCGTGCTTAATGGAACTTACACCCACACATAATAGGAACAATATTATCATAGACATTTATTCCTCTGAAGAAATGAAATGTAAAATCATTTTTACAAGAGCATACAAAGACAGGTATAAAAAAGAAAATTAATTGAAATACAGTCTTAAAACTGTATTCCATAAAACAATACTATAGATGCCCACGGTTCAAAAACAATTTCGAAAGATTGTGAAAATCCCTCTGGACTATGAGCCTGAAGATCATCGTATGAGATTCCCAGAGTTCCCTGTTCTCTATTTAGAACTACTGGAAAATAAAGCAAAAGTAAAACCAGAATTACGAGACAAGGACTATGTTCCAAGCGAGACAGTGATACAGAGAATGGAGGAAAAAGAAAAGAGGGAAGAGAAGAAAGAACCTCAGAAACCTGATATGAATGAACGAGAGAAAAGGAACCGCGAAGAGTATGAACAAAAATTAAGAGAAGAATTGGGAAAGACCGAAAAGAAAGAAGAGAAAAAGTCAGAGGAAAAAGAAAAGGGTAAGGATAATGATGATGATAAAGAGAAGAAAGATATCACCAAAGAGAGGTATCGACCCCCTTCTGACAATGATTACTATGATAAATTAGCAGAGCAACAAAAACATCAATATAACGCATTAAGAAGTATTCCCAAACACAGAACAGATAGGCACCATAGAGATGAAAAACGAGAAGAACGAAAAGAAAAACACAAGGAAGATCATGAATCCCATCATGAGCACGAGTCTCGTCCCAAATCCCAACATGAGTCTCATCATAAGCACGAGTCTAAATCTCGACATCACGAACATCCCAAGTCTCGACATCATGATCATGAGTCTCGTCCCAAGTCTCGGCATGAATCAAAAAAAGATTCTAATGAAACAGAGCAGCAACGCGATGAGAAAAAGAAATTGGAACTTGAACAGGAATTGAAATACGGAAAAACAAAAGAGGGAGAACACCATCGTTCATTTACGGCATCGCCAAATAAATTCGACCGCCCTCCAACCTTGTCTGAAATTTCCAAGGGAGAACCTTTACCAACTTGTCTCATTGGTAATCAACAAGTTCGGGACATTTCTCGCCTATCAAAAGACCACCCTGATGATACTGTTCGTCGACGAGAACTTGACTGGAAATTTGATAAACTAAAAGAGATATACGAGGGAGCCGACTTTAAGAAACCATCCGACTATATGGACTTGCGTGAGGCTCAAAATGTATATGATGATACTGTTCGTCGACTACAATTAAAGTCAGAGATTTTAGAGTATGAACGCTACCTTCGGTTAGGATTTTTGGCAGCTGAATATGGTCTTCAATTTATGGGGTTCGACATGTCTGGATTTTCCAACCACCAGATTTTATTCAAGAATAAATACAGGGCTTTACTTGTTGAATTGGGAGAGAAATCATACCTATCAGGCCCGTCAAACATACCTGTGGAAATTCGTTTAATTGGTCTCATTCTCATCCAAGCCGTTCTCTTTATTGTTATTAAATCAGCCACAAAACGATTTGGACCCTTGGCTGGAAACTTGATATACAATTTGATAGAACCCAAGGGAACCGTTCCTGAAACCATGACACAATCAGCCACGGCCACTCCACATCCACCAACACCCACACCACCTCAACCACCAAAACCAAAGATGCGAGGTCCCAACATTAAGTTGAGTGAGTTTGTAAATTTAGATGATAATAAAAAGAACAATTAAAAAATGATTTTTGACAAGATAGAAATTAAGAGCAACAAGTCTTGACAAAAATGACATTTGCATTTCATATCGTTGATGCTCTTCCGAAGAAGCACGGTTCTTACTTGGAGTTTTTATCTCGCCACAATATACAAACAAAGTTTCTTGTCTTTCCAGACGAGACTGTGTACCAGATGGATGTCTTTTTTAATCTGGCTGAAATTATTCCCCTGCAATCACACCCACAAGTCAAGGAACATGTGTATGAAATTCATCGATACATTCTAAGTACCATTGTACAACAGAACAAGCCATACTCTCTGATGAATGTATTGGGATTTAAAATGTATGTTTATAATAACGCTGAAGTTTCTTTTGAAAATTCAACCTTGATAAAATCAAATTGTACCGATACCCTTGTACATCAAATTCCAATTTCTATGTTGTTAAACAAGTCTCATCAATGTTTCGGCAAGACCTTTTCATTTGTTGACGATTTGTTCCATGAAGCCAAGTTGGTTTCCGTTCCGTCACTCTCCGTTCCGTCACTCTCCGTTCCGTCGCAGTCGCAGGTCTGGGGATCATCTAATCCTTTCGCTCAAACCACTGCACCGTCGCTCTCCGTTCCGTCGCAGACGCAGGTCTGGGGATCTAACCAATCATCTAATCCTTTCGCTCCACCGTCGCTCTCCGTTCCGTCGCTCTCCGTTCCGTCGCAGGCGCAGGTCTGGGGATCTAACCAATCATCTAATCCTTTCGCTCAACAACAACCACCTTCTCCACAAACATCACCATCACCATCACCGTCGCCTACTCCACAACAATCAACTTGGGGGTCAAACTGGAACATGTACCAACAGCCTCGGTTTGGGTAATGAAAAAAATGATTATAGATTTCATTGTATGAATTCATACAATGAAATGAAGATTCTATTGATTGGAGACTGCCATTTTCGAGTCAATAATATCCCTCAGACGGAGGTTTTTATTAGAAAGATTGATGAATATTTGAAAGAAAATCATGTTGATGTTATTGTGGTTCTTGGTGATGTACTAGACACACATGAGCGCCTGCATTCAGAGCTCTTGAACAAGGCAATATCATTTATTAAACTCTTGTCAACATATACCAAGACATATGTTTTAGTGGGGAATCATGACGCTATTAATAATAGTATTTTTCTAACAGACAAACACTGGATGAACTGTATGAAGCCATATCCGAATGTCGTCATTGTAGACGACATTGTTAAGTTCAATCCCATCCCTGATATATTGTTTGTCTTTTGTCCATATGTTCCTGATGGAAGATTTCACGAGGCTTTACATACACAATTTGAGACATTTGAAAAAATCACTTGTATTTTTGCTCATCAATCGATAACTGGTGGAAAGATGGGAGGAATTGTATCCAATGCAGAACGATGGGAAGAACATGAACCAGTTGTTATTTCTGGGCATATTCACGACAAACAATGGGTTCAACCCAACATGTATTATACTGGATCAATTATGCAACATTCTTTTGGGGATAATCTCGACAAGTCAATGTTGTTATTGGAATGTAACATGACGCGAAGCGGGGGTGATGAAAAGGTTATTAATTTACCCACAGCATCCTTACATTTTCACGAGATAGATTTACATCTTCCAAAAAAGTTCTTGGTTCATTATGCTATCGACCAACTCACTAAAGAAATACTGGAAAATATCCTCGTGGAACGAAAGGAATCAGATTCGGAATACAAGATTATTGTAGGGGGAGATTATGAGGAGTTTAAGAGTTTTAAAAAGACTACATTGTATAAAGAGTTTGTCAAGAGCAAAGTAAAAATCTCCTTTAAACAGCCACGTAAAGAACTGGAACAAATGAAGCAGATGAATGAGGAAATGAGAAGGAAATATTCAGGAGTCAAACAGCAGACATTCTTTTCCGTACTAAAGGATTTATTGGTTTCTTCCGAGACAGAAAAGGATGAATTGCAATCCATATATAGTGCATTAATTTCTGAACAGTGTGACGTGAGTGCAGAGCACGGGGAAACGAAGTTCCTTGAAGAACAGAGAGCCGAGCCGAAGGCGGTGCGGGAAAATGAAAATTAAAAAATGAATTTCAGGGACAAATTATGGGATAAATCAATTAATAGAAATGTCTTATTCTATTCCAAATTGGGAACAGATTTCCTCATCACATAACTGGTATTCAAATTTTGCCGATGTCAATGTTATCGACTGGGGAATTGAGTTGAATAAAAAGACAGGCAAGTATATGGCTCGAACGTATTCAGGAGAAGGAATATGGAGAAAATACATGTATACATCATTTGATACATTGGAAGAGGCCACAAAGGCACGAAAGGATTGGGAACTGTCCTATACGATTTATTGAGAAGATGTAAGATTTTCGTATGAAGTTCATACGAAACTATGTTTAAAAAATGATTTTTATATTTTATATAGGTAAACATAACCACTATCATGGCAAAACCAATGTCAAAATCAAAGTGTATGTCGCATAAGAAGGATGAACTTGTTAAAATGTGTTCAAAGAAAAAATTAGGTACCAGTGGTACCAAGGAAGACTTGTGTAAACGATTGTTAGCAGTAGAGAAAAAGTCCCCGCCCAAGGTAAAGAAATCTCCAGCAAAGGTAGAGAAAAAGTCCCCGCCCAAGGTAAAGAAATCTCCAGCAAAGGTAGAGAAAAAGTCCCCGCCCAAGGTAAAGAAATCTCCAGCAAAGAAAAAGAGTTCTGCCAAGGGAGAATCTTGCCACATGGATCTTAAAACAGCCGATTCCCTCTCTCAAAAAAAGTTTCTTGCTCAATTGGAAAAGTATGATGAATCTTATTTTTCATCAGACAATGAAGAAGAGATTATTCCCGACGAACTATATGATTCATTGGAACAATTGTATGAGAAAAAGTTTGGTCCGCGTCGCACTATGAAGGTAGCTCCGTCCTCAGATAATGTTCTCCCGTATTACATGGGGTCTTTACGTAAGATTAAAGAGGAAAAGGCTCTCGAAACTTGGAAGGAAAAATATCCGGGTCCTTGGTCAATTACCGACAAGATTGATGGGATATCGTCCCTGTACATGTTTGGAGATGGAGAAGCTCAATTGTTTACAAAACACCGAGGAGGATTGACTGGCAATGATATCTCTCATTTTATTCCACATTTATTTTCTGAAGAACAACTCGAAGCCCATAAAAATGGTGAAAAAATGTCCATTCGAGGAGAACTGGTTATCCCGAAACAAGTATTTCAGGAAAAGTATTCAGTCGAGTATAGTAATGCCCGTAATCTGGTTTCAGGAATAGCAAATAGAAAGGCGAGCTTGTTAGATGACCAAGAGAGCAAAAAGATGGATGATATTTGGTTTATTACCTATCAGATATTCGACAGCGACATGTCCAATTCTGAACAAATTAAAACATTAAAATCAATGGGGTTCCGAACACCAGAACTCGTTATTAAAAAGGAAATTGATGTGGACATACTTTCAGAGTGGGTTAAGCAACGAAAAGACGAGAGTGAATACGAGATGGATGGAGTTGTACTGGTTTCACAAAGCCAACACTATGATGATCCGATAAAGGACTTACCCAAGCACGCTATTGCATTTAAAATTCAAAGTGAGACGGGAGAAACCACTGTAAAAAAGGTAGAATGGAATGCGTCCAAGAATGGACTGTTGAAGCCTCGTGTATCGATTGAGCCAGTTAATCTTTGTGGAGCCGAGGTCAAGTGGGCTACGGGATTTAATGCCCGATTCATTCATGATAATTCTGTTGGAGAAGGAGCCAAGATTTTAATTGCTCGAAGCGGTGATGTTATTCCTCACATTATCAAGGTATTATCTCCTGCCAGTTCCCCCGACTTTCCCATGGATAAGAAATGGAAATGGAACAAGAATCATGTCGAGATTGAATTGATAGGAGACGATGATGAAGGTGTACAAAAGAAAAAGGCAATCTACTTTTTCAAACAGATGGGAGTCAAGTTCCTCGGTCCAAAAATCATTGATAAGCTATTCGATGATGACTACAATACTCTCCACAAGATTTTCTCTCTTACACAGCATCAACTGATGAACTTGCCAGGTATCAAGGAAAAGTCTGCCGATAGAATTTTAGAGAGTATTCATACATCTATTACGGATGTTTCCTTGCCTAAACTCATGTCGGCAAGCGGTGTATTTGGAACGGGATTTGCCGAAAAGAAGATGGAAACAATCGTCTCTCACTTTCCCAACATCTTGACGGACTTTAATGACAGTGAAAGAAAAGAATGGGAAGAGAAAGTAAAGGGTATTGGGGGATTCGTCAAGATGGCTGAACCTCTTGTGAGCAAGTTGGGAGACTTTCAACAGTTTCTAAAAGACCATCCTATGATAAAATTAAAGGAGGGGGATGAGGAGAAAGAGAAAGATGATACGGAGGACGATGGAACGGAGGAGAAAAGTATGTTGAATAAAATGTCTATTGTATTTACCGGCTTTCGGGACAAGGAACTGGAAGCAAAAATTAAGAAACAAGGAGGAAAGATTGGCTCATCTGTTTCTTCCAAAACATTCGTGGTTGTTGTAAAGGACTTGGATGGGGAAACTTCCAAAGTATTAAAGGCAAAAGAGTTGGGAATACCCGTGATGACTTTGGAACAATTTACAGACAAGTATGAGTTGTAATTGCTGGAAGATTTTTTAGATATTAAAATCTAAAAAATCTTACCCTATAATAAAGATGACATCTGCCGAGTCTTCCTATTCTCTTTTACGGGCTATTGCTTCTCAAAATGGAGAGCATAAAACAGTAGAGAAGCGCCCCATTCCCGTCTTTCGATATCTGGACATTGATTCCACCCACCGCAACAGAAACAACTACCCCAATCCCAATAACTTTGTCATTCCCATGTTATATCCAAGTCGAACTTCTTTGTCTGCAAGTGCCATCGATCCTGTTTCGCTCGCGCTACCTTATCATTCTCCAGTGGATTCAACGTTAATTCCCCCGCTTCCTGCGGGCATGTATATAACAAGTGGAATTTCAACACCATTAGGAATACTTCTCGACACTCGAGAAACTGAAATTGAGAACTTTTATGTAGGAGCAGTGCTTCAGATTGGAACGGAATATCGCAATATCCTATCTTATGATGGTATTACTAAAATTGCCACCATTGACTTGGCATTTTCTGGTCTTCCAGCACCTGGCACAGCATACTTGACCCGAAAAGGTATGCCAGTATATACAGGAAATGTTACTGGCGTTACAACAGATCAAGAATTCGCGGTTGTTGGTGCCTCGTCTCTTGCCAATATTTACGTGAATGGATTCGTTCGATTTCTTACAGGAGCTAATACAGGTCTTTCTCGAAGAATAGTTTCATATTCTGGAGACCCTTTGAATACTCTCGTTGTTAATACCGCATTTCCCAACACTGTTGTAGTCGGAGATACACTTGAAATAGATTCCTTTTCCTATGATAACGCCAACCCATTGCTCTACTCAGGTGATCCAAATACGTCAACCAACACTTATTATGAGATTGAATTGTTGTGGATGACATTCCCAAGACAAGTCTTGGGAGTTGGTTATGGTGGAGAGCCTGATAAGTATCCGGCATTATACGTTCAATTTTATAATGATGGAAATATGCTCGCGAATCAAGTCTTATATTCAAATAACGGTGCTGCTTCAATGAGTGCCCTGTTTGTCACACCGATTTCGGACTACTATGGTGACACCAGCTTCATTACATTAAAGGACTGCCGAATGAGACAGATTGTAAAGTTTATTCCTAATCAGGATTTGCGATTTAAAATCACCCTTCCTTCAGGGGAAGTGGTTCAGTTCGCTCAAGCCGATACCCTGTCGCCAAATGAACCGAATCCATTCCTACAGGTTCATGCCCTGTTTTCTCTTCGTAAGATTGACAAGATTTAAAAATGAATTTAAACATTTTTATTTATACATAATAAATACAAAGTTCCCGTAGTTTAGTTTTCATGTACCTTACATGAAAAATTACATAGAACATTCCGATGAGCCAAAATGAGAAGTCTTGTATGTTAGCGTTCATCTGGAGAAAAGAAGTTATACAATGGATTCTTGTCCTCGTCGGAAGGATTGTCCATATTTGGAAGGTTGTTGGTATTTATTTTTTGTTTTTCTATGAATACTTTCTTGGTATAGGTTTCAATGTATACAGGGTTTCTTCGGCTCCTTTACGTATGTTGGCTATACCACCAACGTGACTTTCAATCTTTGTCTTTCCCAGTTTAACCAGCACGAGAGTATTGTATTTCCTGATGTTAATATATCCATGTACATCAATCCAATTTCCTACTGGAAGTTTGTACACTGGGGATTTGCCTCCAGATTGATCCCGAATATGAACGTCTGATTGTGAGTCCAATGTTCGTAATAATTGAGTTGGGAGATAACAATGAGCGGTAATGTGTTTCTTGTCATTTGATATGTTGAGAATTGCCACTATCCCCCTCTTTGTATCTAATGGTTCCAAAAGAATATCCTGTGTATTATTACATCGCTCTTTCAAGTCTGGTTGGTCTTGTTTTAGTTCTCCATATTTAGCGTCAAGAGATTCATCGTATTCGCTCACATCTTTTTCTTCTTCCACTTCTTCCGCATCCTCGACATGTGTTTCCCCAATTCGATTCCCGTTGCATTCAAATTCTTTTAATTGTTTTTTGGGAAATTTTGGAAGGCTTGTTAGTTGATTGTAAGAACAATATAATTCCCTTACATTCGGGAGTGCCGGAAGTTGCATGAGTAGATTGTGATCACAATTTAACTCTATGACATTTGGAAGCTCTGGAAGTTTCATAATTTGATTGTTATCACAATTTAATTCCTTAACATTCGGGAGTGCTGGAAGTTGTGTGAGCTTATTTTCAGAACAATCCAAAGTGTTCACATCCGGAAGTGCTGGAAGTTGTGTGAGTTGATTACGAGAACAAGCCAAAGTTATCACATTCGGGAGTGCTGGAAGTTGTGTCAGTGAATTTTCAGAACATGTTAATTCTTTAACATTTGGAAGCTCAGGAAGTTGTGTAAGTGAATTTTGAGAACAATT